AGATTCCCAGTGAAGTTGGCGATATTTACAAGTTGATCAAAAAGGGTATATTAAGCGCATTTAGTATTGGGTTTAGGGTCAAGGATGCTGAGTATGAGCAGGCCAGTGAAACCTTTATGATTAAAGACCTAGAACTACACGAAATCAGTGTAGTTAGTGTACCTGCAAATCAAAACACATTATTTAGTTTAGCCAAGGCATTTGATAGTGCCCAAGAGTTCGAGTTATTTAAACAGCAATTTGTCGATGTTAGCGAATCAGCTAAAGGGCTAGAGTCCTCTACAAACGCAAATAGCGAAACCAAAAAGGAATGGAACATGGATCCAAAAGAGTTAGAAAAATTATTGGCCGACGCTGCTGCTAAGGCCGCTGCTGAAACAGCACGCGCTGTTGTAGAGGCTCAAACTAAAGCTGCTGAAGAGTTACAGCGCAAAGCTGATGAAGAAGCACAACTACAAGCTAAAATCAAAGCTGCTGTTAGCGCAGTTCAAACAGTTGATACAGGTGCAGAAAAGCTATTAGCTGAAGTTGAAAAGCGTCTTAGCGAACAAGCTGACAGCCACAAGAGCGCCCTAGAAGGCCTAGAGAGTGCACTACGTGAAAAAGCTGCTGAATTAGAGGCAATTCAAAAGAGCCGTATGCAGTTTAGCGAGCCACGTAACAGTGATGGTGCTACATATGCAGAAAAAGAAGCTGCTGTATTTATCAGCAAGATCACTAAAAAGCCTATCGAAGAAACCAAGTATGCCAAGAGCCTAGTACAAAAGTACGCTAGTGGCGGTACAGCTGGTGCTGCAGGTAGTGGTGGTGGAGCAGGTGGTGCAGTTCGCCTACCAGGTCAAACTTGGGAACTAGAAGTTAGCACCAACATGGAAAACGAGATTCGTCGTCAGCTAGTTGTTGCTGGTACAATCCGTCAGATCGCTATGCCACAGCCTTTTATGAAGCTGCCTATCAATCCAGATGCTGGTGCTGATGCAACCTGGGTAGCAAACAGTGATTTTGGTGCTGCAGCTAGCAGTGGTACAGCTCGTACACATGCGCTAAAAGACATTGAAATCAGCAGCGCTAAGCTAGCAACCAAAGAGTACATCGCCTTTGAAGAAGAGGAAGATGGTCTTATCGCCCTAGTACCTATTATCCGTGACGCAATCACACGTCGTATGGCTAAGACACTAGACAAGTCTATGCTCCTAGGTAACGACGTTGGTGCTACAACATATGCTGCCGGTATCAATGGTCTAGCATATTATGATGGTAGTGGTACTTCAAGTCCTACAGTTGCAGTTGGTGGTACAGGAGCAACAGGATTTACATTTGCTAAATTCCAAGCTGCTCGTCGTGCACTAGGTGTTTGGGGCTTAGAGCCTAGCGAACTAATCTGCTTTGTTAGCCAGGCCGCTTACTATGACTTACTAGAAGATGCTACTTTCCAGAGCACAGACAAGATCAGTGAGTCACGTAACACACTAATTACTGGTCAAGTTGGCCTAATCGCTCAAACTCCAGTTGTTGTTAGCGCACAAATGGCCGGTCTAGCTGCTAATGATGCACTAGCCGTTGTAGTTAACCCACGCAACTTCGTTGTTGGTAACCATCGTGCTATGCGTATCGACACAGATGATGAAGTCATCAACCAGCGTCGTGTTATCGTTGCTAGTATGCGTATCGCTATGAGCCGCTTAACAAGCAATGAAGGTAGTGGTGTTGTAACAGTTCGTTACGTTTAATTAAACCTAAACTTAGGCAGGGTTCACATGAGCCCTGTCTCTAAAGCCTAGCGTGCTAGTCTTTAGAGACACAGGAGGATTTATGGCTGACCTAATTACTAGAGCAGAATATAAAAATTACTTGGGAATTAGCAGTAGCAATAAAGATACTGAAATCGATCTATTAATACCCAAGGTTAGTCAGTTAGTAAAAACCTACTGCCGCAGAAATTTTACTGACTACTATGACGAAGCAAAAACAGAATACTTTGATGGTGGTTTTGATAAACTAATATTAAAAGAAACCCCAGTAAGTAATGTTACTCAAGTTAGTAAAAGTACTAATTATGGTCAAACATATACTAATCTGACTAAATTTACAGATTGGGTACTAGACGGAGATTCAGTTAGAGCAATAAGTAATGGCGGCTGGTTTCAAGAGTATATGCGAGGCTATCGCGTAACCTATACAGCTGGATACGAAAACGTACCAGATGATCTTAAACTAGCAGTTCTTGATCTTGTAGAATACTATTCAAAGAATAATAGCGCAGTACATGTTAATCGTGACGTAACACCTAATGTTACGCAAATACAGTATGTAGCCACTACAAACTTTCCAGCGCATATTAAGCGTGTATTAGATCAATATGTAGCGGATTATGCGTAATGGCACTCTTTTTTAATTATGTAGATGAGCAGGTAGTTAAAAACCTACCGCATGAATTACTAAATCTAATAGGTAAATATAGATCTCGTAATAATGAATACGATGATATTAGATTGTATGAACGTAAGACATTAAACTGGCGAACTATTATTGATAATACGTTTCCTAGTATGCTAGTTGTAGATTTTAACGATATTAGAAAAGAGTTAAAAAAATATAACGACCTTGAAACAAATCTAAAGTCTGCTCTTAAACAAGACTATGACGAAAAAATATTAGCAAATTTTAAGGATACGAAATTAAGTGACCAAGAAATCAATCTAATATTAGATATTATTAAGGGAGCTATAGCAGTATTGCAAGCTGGTTGCACACCAAAAACTAATCAAGAGATTGTAATTGGTCTTGAAAATGCTTTATATTTAGGCACAAGAACTGAAGGTAGTAATGTTGGTGCAAGTATAAAACTAACCTTGCGAGAACTTGGACTATCAAACTATGGTCGAGTATACCTTACAGACTCAAGTTCTGATACTCGCAAATATTTTTTATTTTCTAATTTCGCGGTATTAAGCGACTATTTACGAGAACTACTAAAAGAAGAGATAAAGAAGCCTAGTTATAAAAATCGCCTAACTAATAGCAAAAATGTATCAGAATTTTTACAGTTTGGACACGTAGCCGTTGGCTGGAGTGATAAAAAAGATACAGTTATTAGATTTAATAGCCCAAAGTTATTAAACATAATTTTTACAACACTAGCAAACTCAACTCAACAAACAGCGGCAGCTAATGCTACAAAACAAGCTGCACTACAGTTTGCGACTAATACTGACGTAATTAATGAATTTATTATTGTAGATAAAAATTTTGGCGAAAATGTTGCTGAAATGTTTATACGTCTTGGCGGAAATGTTGTAAAATTTGAAAATGCTTTAATTAATGAAAAGCGTGGTTTTATAGTTGAACGCAAAACTTTTATGCAAAGCAGCGCAGAAACTATGAAACGCTTATCCGCACAAATTAAAGGATTGCGTGGTGAGCTAGGTAATACAATTTCTAGACTACTTGTTAAAGGTAAAAGCAGTGATAGTTTGGTAGAACATATTGCAAAAGTTATAGCTGCAAAAATTATGGGCAAAACTGCCCCTAGAACTAAAACTAGTAGTAAAGCCACAAATAAAATAGTAAAAAAACGAGTAGCTCCAGTTATACAAGGAATTGTAAATAAAGTAGTAGCCTTTAAAGCACCCCCAAAATTACCTGTTCCAAAAGTACCCGTAATAGATCAACAAGTTGCTGCAGAAAGTGCGCTAACATCACTGCAAACTTTATTAAACAGTAATTTAGTTGAAACTGTTAAGCGTAATATGGGTCAGGGAAGTCGTAAAGATATATTAAATTTACGTAGTGGTAGATTTGCTGAAAGTGTTAAAATAGAGAGATTAACTCAAAGCAGAGCAGGAATGATTACTGCATTTTATAATTATATGCGAAACCCATATGCTACATTTAGCGAGGGCGGAAAACAAGAGCTACCACGCAGTAGAAATCCTAAACTGCTAATTTCACGATCTATTAGAGAAGTAGCAGCACAGGCCAAGATAACAAGATTAAGGGCTGTACTAATATGACTAAGCGAGTACAAATAGTACGAGCCCTTGCCGAAGCATTTAAAAATATAGACGGCACAGGCCCGTATACTACAAATTTACAAAATCAAAGTTTTTCCAAACTAAAGTTTTGGGATGAGGTAAATGATTTTCCTAGTGTATATTTAAGTCCAGGCACTGAAGTACGCGAATATCATCCAGCAGATTTTGCCTGGGGAATGTTAGGGGTATGTGTTAAAGTATATTGTAAAAGCGAAGACAATTCGCAAGAACAACTAGAGGCATTATTAGGGGACTTAGAAACTTGCATTGATGCAAATCGTCAACTAATTTATGATGCAGATAAAAACTATGAAACAACAGAAATATTAATAGACTCAATAACTACGGACGAGGGCCTCTTAGCTCCCTATGCAGTTGGCGAGATTAACTTACAGGTTCGCTATCAGATCATGTAAGCAAACCGTGTTCACAAGGTCTAGTACAGATAAACGTCTAGTAGTGACTGGAGGAACACCTCTTGAGAGGATAAAAAGATGAGTTTTAATTTACTTCGTAATAGTAGAGTATTCTTTACTACTGCAGTAGGAACAAGTGGTGCAGCTCTTGGTGTTGTAGGTGGTGCAGGCGCCCCTGCAATTAGTTCTACAAATACCAGAGAAATTCAAGTACTAGATGGTTTTGGCTTTAGTCAAAATACTACTAGTGAAACAGTTACACTAAATGAAACAGGTGATACGCCTGTTCGTGGACAGCGTAGTTTTAATACACAGTTAGATCCTGTTGATTTCAACATGACTACTTATATTAGACCTAAAAGAGCTACAGCAGTTACTGGTGGTGCAATTGATGTTATTACTTTAAGTAGTACAACAAATACAAACTATAGTGCCGCTACTACTCAAATTATAATTAGTCAGCCAACTACTGCTGGAGGTACTCAAGCAATATTACGGCCTATATTTACTGGTACAGCACTTACTGGTATTCAAAAAGTTAATGCAGGTACAGGGTACAATGGTTCAGAACAGATATTAATTGTTGATACTGACGCCTCACCTACTGGTGAAACTGTTACAGCTGCTTTTACAACAACAGGTACCATAAGTACTTCTAGCAATAAAATTACTGCAGAAGAAAGTGTACTATGGAATGCTTTATTTGCAGTAGATCCTATCGGTGGAGCAGCCCCTGCTTGGGCAGAAACATCGAACAGTGCAACTTGCGTAGCAACTAACAGTAACAAGCATCAGCTTCAGCGCTTTGGTTTAATTATTCTAATTGATACTGCTTGTTTTGTTATTGATGACTGTGTATTAAACACAGCAACTATTGACTTTGGTATAGATGCAATTGCTAGTATTCAGTGGAGCGGCCAAGGTAAGGCTATTCGTCAGATAGCTGCGCCAGCAACTAGTGCAAGTGGAAGTTTTACTTATTCTGGCAGTGATACAGTTTCAACCGTATTATTTGGTGGCACTACTTATACAGAAAAAATTACTGATGCTGCATTTATTGCTAATAAATTAAGTGTAGTTAGATTACAAAGAAATCTAACTGGTAATGCTGCTGCTAATAGTAACGAATATTACAATTTACCATTAACAGGCGGAAATCTAACAATTAGTAATAATGTTAGCTATTTAACACCAGCTAATCTTGGTACAGTTAATACTCCTGTTACATATTTTGCTGGTACACGCGCTATTAGTGGTAGTTTAACAGCATATTTACGTAGTGGTACCTCAGATGGTTCAAATAATACTACTAATCGTAAACAAACAGCGCAATTGCTAGGTGATATGCTTAATGCAAGTGCAACTGATGTAGATCCAGCATTTCGTATGCTTATAACTGTTGGTGGTAGTAATACTGATAAAGTTGAACTCAATATGCCTGGCGTAGTATTAACTATTCCTACTATTGCTACGGAACAAGTTATTAGTACTACAATTAACTTTACAGCTCAAGGCGTTGATAGCGGCAGTAGTGACTTTAAACTTGAAAATACCAACGAATTAGACGTTACATATTACGCATAAAGTTTTATCAACCGGGGCTAGTTAAGCTAGCCCCATTATTAATTATTTCACATGACAGATATTAGTTTAAAATCCCTATTAGTACCCTCTAAAAGCGTAGAGGTAGAGTTTCCTGGCATGCCGGGCTTTAAAATTGATGTAGCCTTTTTAAGCCGTGAAACACTTGTGAATATTCGCAAAAAAGCAACAAAGACTACATTTAAAAATCGTCAGCCTGTAGAAGAATTAAATGACGAACTATTCTTACAACTATATGTTGAAAATGCTGTACGTGGCTGGACAGGACTAAAAATTAGTTATCTCGAACAGTTAGCTCCAGTAGACGTTAGTAGCTTAAATCCTGACGATGAATTAAAATACAACGCAGAAAACGCTCTTTACTTAATGAAAAACAGCACTGATTTTGACAGTTTTATTAGCGAACAGGTTAGTGACTTGGGAAACTTTTCGAAGAGCAGCTTAAAGCGGTAGAAGAACAAATACGTAACTATTTTGCTAATCAGCAAGTAGGTATGACAAAAGACACATACTTTGAAATGTGTGAATTATTAGGTAATACTCCTATAACTAGCGAAATACCAGTAGACTTTGACGACTTCCCACTAGAAGTTCAGCAAGCATTTACAGTATATAGAATGTTACGTGATGACTGGGAAGGTTTTGGCGGAAACTACTTAGGAAAAAGCTTTGTAGGTTTAATAGAAATATTAGACTTTGCAGAAATAGACCAAGAAGATAGAAAATTAATATTGCTAATTATTAAAATGATTGACAATATTAGAATAGATGAATTAGTTAAAAAACGCAAAAACGAAAAGCCTGCTGATTAAAAACTAGCAGGCTTTTTTATTACTCAAAATTTTTACTATTGACATTTTAAAACCCTTGTGGTATACTTGGTGTAATCTCGCTAAAAATATGCGACTAGAAAAATTGATCTGGAGTCACTATGTCTAATAACATAGATTTAAATATATCGGTACTCGATAAAGGTAATACCTTAAAACAGAGAAATGATGAAGCCGATAAACTTGGTAAGACAATAGAGCGTGTTAATCAGTTAACTGCAGGCAGGGGTACTAAATCTGGAGCGCAAGCTATGCGCCGAGCAGGATTTGATCCAGATGGAGGCGAAGTTGCTGATTATAATAGAGCCCGTGGTGCTGCTGGTGCCGGCGGGGCAAGTGCTCGTGATTTTGCAGATCAGGCTCGCGGCCTAGGTGGTTTAGTTAGACTCTATGCTACTTGGGCAGCAAATATATTTGCTGTAACTGCTGCATTTAATGCACTTCGTGATGCAATGCAAACTGAAGTTATGATGAAAAGCCTAAATCAACTAGGTGCTTCAACAGGCATAAGCTTAGGTGGTATTGCAAAAGAATTTGCTAACGCTACTGATGGTATGATTAGTTTACGTGAAGCTGCAGAAGCTACAGCTAAAGCTATGAGTAGTGGCATGACACGCGATCAATTTTTACAATTAGGCCAAGTAGCTAAAGGTGCATCTCAAGCATTAGGCTTAAATATGAGCGATGCCGTTAGTAGACTAACTCGTGGTATTACAAAATTAGAACCAGAATTATTAGACGAATTAGGCTTATTTACTAAAGTAGGAAAAGCTGCCGAAGACTATGCTCGTAAAGTTGGCAAAGCAGAAAGCCAATTAACTGATTTTGAACGGCGTCAAGCTTTTGCTAATGCAGTTATTGCTGAGGGTCAGAAAAAGTTTGGGGACATAGCACAAACCGGTAATCCGTATGATCAACTATTAGCAGAATTAAAGAATACTGCCCAAGATATTTTATCTGTTATAAATACCATAGTATCACCTATAGCAAAACTATTAGCTGATAATACTGGATTAATTGGAGCAGCGATTTTAGGAGCTGCATATAAGATTACTAGGCAAGCATTGCCTGAATTAGCTAAATGGAATAAAGGTTTAAAAGATAGTGCTGATCAAGCTAAAGCTCGTGCAGGAGAAATTAACGAGCAATTTCAATTTGCATTTTCAAAGAAGGTAGCTAGTGGACTAGGAATACCAAACTTAGAAGCTAATGTAGCCGCAGCTAAAAAACAATTAAAAGATGCACAAGCAGAACTAGCAAAAGTTGCTAGTGGCGAAGGCATGGATAAGCGTGTTGCACAAAGCAAATGGTTTGGTAAAGCAACCAGCGAAGATGTTATTAATGAAAAATCTATAAGTAAGCTTAATGAGTTAAATGCTAAATATGCTAATGATGAAGCCGGAGCCAAACAAAAAGTTGCACAAGCAGCTCAAAAAGTACTAGATGCTCAAAAACAATTAGTAACAGCTAGTACTGCGTTAGAACAAAAAGATGAAAAATTACAGGACGTACTACAAGAACGTAGCAGACTACTATCTGGGTTATGGCAGCGCGAAGAAATACTGCGTAGAGCCAGAGCAAAAGCAGCAGATCTAGATATTAGAAGTCGTGTTGGAGAAAACGTAGATAAATTAGGTGTACTTGGCGGAATAGGTGAATTATATAAAGAAGCCCAAGCTAGTAAAGATTTAAGTAATCTTGGTAAGATTAGAACAGTTGGACTAGGTACTTTCCAAGCACTAGCTAGAGGGGCTGACATATTAGTAAGCTCACTATCACGAATAACTAGTTGGATAGCTGGAGCTTATATTGTATTTCAGCTATTGGACGGCATATTTAATTCAAATGCTAAACAAGTAAAAATATTAAGTAATTCCTTAGATCAATTAGAAGAAACAGCTAATACCTCTTTAGAAACACTACAAAAGTGGAGCGGAAGTATAAGCGCAGAAGCTGTTATAGCCAGAGCCAATAGTTTTGATGGATTAACTATAGCACTTAAAAATGTTAGTCAAGGTTTTGAAGAAGCTAGAAAGGCATCTGGATTATGGGATCGTTTTTGGGATGGCCTAGCAGAAATTACTCCATTTGTAGATAGTTTGCAAGAAAAAACTAGTAAACAGGTTGGAGCCGCTTTAGCACAAAGTATTAAAAATTTACCTGCTGGTCAAACTAAAAGTGAATTCCAAGCAAAACTAAGACAAATATTAGAAATCGATCCTAAAAAAGCCTTAAATGCAGATACATTAATTGCAGCCCTAGAAAATATAGATAGCGGAAAAATTAAAGGTAAATTGAAAGAATTAGCAGAACAACAGTCTAATACTAATGAAAAATTTCAAGAAGCTAATGTATACTTAAAAGGTTTAAAAGATAGCGAAGAGCAGGCTGATAAAGCAATGACTAGTTTTATGAACAGTTTAAAGAACACCAGCCCATTAAGCCAATTTTTTGAAACTAGTATAAAATATAGTGTAGAATTATCGAAAGCACTTGGTGCTCTAGATTTTGACGCCGTTGCAGGCGCTATGGATAAATTGTCAAAAACAGATTTGTCTAGATTTGGCTCACAAGCACTAGCATTAAATGATCTTGCTAGAGAATTTAAAGATATACAACCTAGATATGAACAAATTAGAAAAGTAGCAGAAGGAGCACAAGCTCAAGTTGATCAGCTTAAAAAGAGCTTTGATGGAACTTGGAGAGATGCAGGCGTTGCTCCAGCGATTAAAGAAAAATTAAAAGAACAGCAACAAATTCTCAATAATGCAAATCAGCAACTAGCGGATATAGAAGATAGAATATCACAAATTGCAAATGCAGCAAAAGACCTCATTACTAAAAGTACTTTAGAACAAGTAAAATTAGCTACAAAAGAATTTGACTCAAAAATGCGGGAAATATCAAATAATACTTTACGCGAAATTATGAGTAAAATACCTGTAACTACTGTAGAAGGAGTACGTTTAGAAACTGAACTAAATAAACGCCAAATAGATATTGAAACCGAAATGATAAAGAGCCAAGCAGCCTTAGGAGACTCAATAGATCTATTACGAATACAAATTAGTTTATCTAATGATATAGCCGAACGAGATAGATTAGATAGGACATTATTCAAAAGTGAAGCAACTCAAAAACGCATTCAAAATCTTGACAAGAAAATTGCCGTTGGTCAAAATGTAGAGCAGTTGATTTCTACTGGTACAAAAGATCAATTAGAAGCTGCAGCCGCTGAATTACCAGGATTATTTAGTATTATTCAACGTAGACTATCAACTCAAGTTCGATTAGCGGGCCAAGAGCAAAAACGCGCATTAAATGATTATACTAGTTTATTAAAAGAATTAGATATAACTGTTAAACAAGATTTAGATAGATTACGTTTTCAATTAGAATCTTTAAATCAAACTATCAGTACAATTGGCAGTGATACTCCTGAAAAATTATCGGCTCAAATAAATTTAACTAGATTTGCAGTTCAGCGTGAACGCGAGATAATTATACAAGAAGAAAAGAAATTATTAGATCAACAAGTGTTACAGCGTGATACTATGTTAAAACAGGCTAAAGACAGTAAAGCCCGTGGTCTAATTGAAGAAACTTTTGAGGCCAATACTAATTTAATAAAAACCGAAGCAGATAGAAAGAAGCTTTTACTAGATCAAAAATCTATCTATAACGAGCAAGTTCGCGTTGCTGAACAAATAGAAATGGTTGAAAAGCGTTCACAAGAGTTAGCTATCAAACGTCTAGAAGCTCAAAAAACCGCTACACTAGGTTCAGGTATAGAAGCAGAAAAAGCAAGAGCAAGCTTAGAAGCTAAAATTAGAGATGCTCAAGATAAAATTGCAGCCGCTGCTGACAAGAAAGCCCTTAAACAGGCAGAAGATAGATTACAATCTTTTAGAGCCACTATTATTAAAACGCAAGGTGATCAGCCATTAACTCCTGAACAAGACGCAACTCTAACAGAGCTAAGAAACCTTGTAGATAGTACCAAAGAATTAAACAAAGAACAAGACGATTTAAGAAATACTATTAGTGGAGCTGCTGGAAAAGCTAGCGATTTTAACATTTCTTTAAAAGAAGCAGCTAATATTACAGCACAAATAAATGCGCAACAAAATGCAGCTAGAATATTAGACGATCAGTATTTTCAAAAACGCATGTCTGGATTAGATTTTGAAAAACAAAGACTAGATATTTTAAATAGTTTAGGAATGTTAACTGCTGACGAGATAAAGCAACAGCAAGTAGGTTTAGAGATAAGACGCATCGAGTTAGATTTAGATCAAAATTTAGCTAATTTAGATAGAGAGCGTATTTTATTAACACGACAATTAACTGTGGCTAAATTAGAAGCAGGAGCTGCTGAAGGTAGAAACGTTAGTGGTGACGCAAGTGTAATTGCAGCTCAACAGGCAATCGACACACTAGACGCAAACCGTAGAAGTGCTATAAGCAGGGCTAGAGATGCAGTTGATATGGCAAGTAACCAGTTACTAATAAGTGACAGGTTTGAAAATTATGCAAAAGAGTTTAGAGAATTATTTGATGGTATGGCTGATTCTATTGTACAATTTTCTAAGACAGGTAAGTTTGAATTTAAGAGCTTAATAAATAGTTTCTTAGATGATATATTACGTTATGAATTACGACTACAGATGCATGCCTTATATGTTCAAACCTTGCGTCCTTTACTTAGCGGAGTGCTAAGTGCTTTAGGATTGGGCGGCAGCGCAATTAGTATAGGTGCTGGCAGTATAGGAGATAATGCTTATACTGATGTTAATGCAATGGGTAATGTATACGATGCAGGTTTACGCAAGTATGCCAAAGGCGGTATGTTTACTAACGATATAGTGGCTAGTCCTACTTTATTTAAGTACGCTAAAGGTGGTTTACCTGGTAGAGGATTAGGTCTAATGGGAGAGGCAGGGCCAGAAGCTATTATGCCGCTAAGACGAGATAGTCAAGGTAATTTAGGTGTTATAGGAGCCCAACAAGGTAATGTAGAAATTGTTGTTAATAATTATACTTCACAGAAGGCAGAAACTAAGGAAACAGTTGATGCACGAGGTAATCGTAGAGTCGAAGTAGTTATTGGAGACATAGTAGCTGATCAAATGACATCCAATAATAGCAGCGTTCAACAAGCTATGTTAGCAGGATTTGGCGCCAAACCAAGAATGGTTAGGAGATAATTATGGTAGGATTACCTTGGGATTCTAGTTTACCACAAAGTCCTCAAAAAGACTTTCAAGAAACTATTGGTATAAATATAGTTAGAAGTAGTATGGACAGCGGACCCGCTAAACAGCGGGTTCGTGGTAAAAGACCCACACAATTATCGCTTAGTTTCATAATGACTACTACTCAAACAAATACATTAGAGTCTTTTATACTAAATACGTTAAAAGGCACAAAGAGATTTGATTTTACTCATCCTAGAACTGGAGCAGCAATAGAATGTAGAGTTGTTCCACAAGGGGATGGAGAATTTTATACTCTTACTTACAAAGCACCAGGATATTGGCAAGCCAACTTAAAGTTTGAAATATTACCATGAGTAGATTAAATAGGTTATCAGCATCCGCTATTCGTTCTATGTTTTCGTCAGAAACAGATGAGAGCATAATTATGTTAATTGAAATAGAAGATCCAGTAACTAATACTGTTAGCGAAATGTTTGCTACTAGTGACGAAGTAGGATTAGTAAATATTACAAACTATAATATTGACGACAATCTTATATTTAGTAGTACATATGGTGGCTTAACTGCTGGTAGAACCTATTATGTTGTCAATATTAACTATAGTACTAGTAGAGTTCAATTAAGTACGACTCCTAGAGGTTCTGCGGTTAATATTACTGCAACTGGTTCTGTATCTAATATTACAGTTAAGCGTGTAATCAGAATTGCCGACTCATGGTTAGAGCGACTAGATTATACAACTACTGATGAAGTAATATACGGCGTAAAAAGCACTATTAGTGGTTTTGAGCGCCAATTTATTTTTATACCAGTTGAAGTTCAACTGCCACAGGAGTCTGAAAGTGGCGAAACTAGTTGCAGACTGGTAGTTAACTATGTTACATCGGAAATGGTAGAGCTTATTAGATCATCATTAAATAAGCCTGCAAGTACAAAAATAGAATTAGTATTAAGTAGCTCACCCAATTATGTAGAAGCAGAATTTAGTAACTTTTTTATAAGTAACGTAAGTTATAATGCTACTCAAATAACTTTTGAACTAAATATGATTAGTTATAGTAGAGAGCCGTTTCCAGCTTTTAATTTTACGCCAATTTATTTTCCAGGACTATTTTAATTATGTATGATAAATATATTGGAATACCATATAAAGAAAACGGCAGAACAGATGACGGCTTAGACTGCTGGGGATTAGTACGCCTATTTTATAAGCAAGAATTTAATATAGATTTACCTAGTTATGAAGATGAATATGTTGGCAGCTACGACCCTAAAGTGCCGCAAACTATAAATTATTATAAAGATAACTGGTCTAAAACAATGTCTCCTAAACTAGGAGACATTTGCTTGTTTAATATACTGGGCGAACCAACTCATGTTGGCGTATATTTTGAAAATAACAAGTTTTTGCACGCTCGCGATGGCCATAGTACAGTTATTGAGTCATTATTACGACCAGCTTGGAAAAATAGGCTAGAAGGCATTTATAGCTATGCTCCAAAGAGTAGCATAATTCAATTAACTGGTAGCCCACATCCGTTTAAAACACACAGAATTTTAGATTATGCTGCCGCAGGTTTAACTGTAAAACAGTGCGTAGATTATATATGTGAAAAATATAAGGTTAGTGAGAAACTATTTAAACAAATAATTGTAGCTGTTGATGGCATAGCTGTACCAAAAGATCGTTGGCATTCTACAATTTTATCAGCTGGTCAAACGGTTACCTATAAAACTATACCACAAGGTAGAAATGGTTTAAGAACTCTGCTATTTATAGCAATTGTAATATTTGCCACTGAATATGCCCCTGAAGCAGCAAAAGCAATATTTGGAGCAGAAGTTGGTGCTAGTACATTTGCTATTGCAGCAACCAAGGTAGCTATTAGCGCCGCAGGTATTGCACTAGTTAATGCTCTAGTACCTATTAGACCACCAAAGCTAGAAAATGCTGACACTGGCCGACAGTTAAATCTTTTTAATGGTGCTAGTAATAGAGCAAATCAATATGGATCTATACCAGTAGTATTGGGCAGAGTTCGTATGACGCCACCCCTAGGCAGTGTACCGTATATAGACACACAAACTACTACTAGCTATATGAATCTACAATTAGTTTGGGGCTTTGGACCACTAAATGTAGACATGAATGAAATGTATATTGGTGCTAATAAGCTAGATTATTATTATCAAAGTAATAACGCCGACGCTGTACCAAAACCAGTAACTATTGCTGGATATGTTAGTACTAGTGGTACAGAATCTGAAACAGATAAGATTACGGAGTTTAATAAGCTATATCCAAATATAGTAGAGCAGCAATTTAAAAATGTTGAACTAGAAAATGACGCTAGTGGTAACAATGAGGAAACCGTAACCTTTGTAGAAACACAGGCAACTAGAGTACAAGCTATTGTTAGTTTCCCAGAAGGTTTAAGAAAAATTAGTACTAAAGACGGTAAGAGCAGTTCGTCCGAGGTAACTATTCAAGCTGTATTAGAGAAAGTTAGTGGTAGTGGTGCTACAATTGTTAATAATTGGACAAGCAATGTAGTATTTGAAGATACACTTACTGGTCAATCTGTAACAGAATATGATGCAGATGGCCAGGGTACAACATATAAATTATATCAAAAAACTGCATATTGCATAACGGAAAAAAATGGTATAAGAGCAATTAGAGGAGCTGTTAGTACTACTAAAGGAAATCCTAATAGCACAATTATAGAATTATTAAAGCGCAATCAATTAAGCGAATTATTAAATATACAAAATAATTATTCTTTTGAGCCCGTAATACCAGATGGTCATAAAGTTATTCGCACAGTTATAAACTACAACACCGAACCACTGGATATTACAGATGTTATAACAAGTAAATATATTTATAATGGCTGGTTATTTACTGCTACAGCCGTACAAGACATGGCGTATGATAGCAGTGGTCTTGCCCTTGGACCAACAGATACAGGCAGATGGAAAATTACTATTGGTCCTGGATCATTAGGCAGTTTAAAATCAGGTGTAACTAGTGAACTAGCACCTACTGCTAGTGGTGGACTACCAAGCAGAATCACAGTTTGGACTAGCAGACAATTTACCAACGTAATTAATACTACTAATAGTAGAGCTTGGGGGCCAACTACAGGAAATGATCAAACTTTTATGAATGCTTTTGCTGTATGGAAAGGCACTACTAATACTTTTGATGAACAAATGGTTGTTAATTTTCCATATGAAGGCACTTATACTATTCAAGCTAGTATAGATAACTATGCTGGTCAAATAATAATTGGTGATACAGTTATTAATATACCTGATAACTGTTATAGAGCTAAGACAACACTAGCATCCGGCAGTGCAGATTATATTACTACAGAATTTTTTAGTGCTGGCAATAAAGTAGTTAGAGTAAAAGCTAGTAATAATGCTGATGAACAAACTGTTACTACTGCTGGTGGTAGTAATTGCGGAGTAGCTGTAAGAATACTGTTTATACCAGATAATATAGTTAATTTTGTACCTGGAGCAAATTATATTACTCTAGGAGATAATGAATTTAGTAACTACAAAGATGGGTTTAATTATCCTATAACCTGGGATAATCTAGAACCAGGCCAGTACAGAGTAAAATTACGGCGTACAAGCACAAGCGATCCAGATCATCAAAACGATTATAGACATAACTTTAAGTCGCAATTTTTATCAGCAGCAGCTTTTAAAACTGGTACAACAATAGCACCTCCACCAGGTATAGGAATTTGTAGAACTGGTATTGTTATTGAAAGTAGTGGCAAAGTTAATGGTAGTGTTGACGGCATAAATGCACTAGTGCAAACAAAAGGTCTAGATTATACAACTATTCCAGGTAGTACATCTAAGGGATGGATAGCAGATCAATTAATAGATAATCCAGCTAGTTTATTTGTATATGTCTTAACACATCCTGCTAATGCCTATAGGGTAGACCCTAGCGATCCATGGAAATATATTGATAGCACAGCAATTACAGAATGGCATCAGTATTGTGACACTCCAGTAGCAGGAGTTAGACCAAGGCTAACATATAATGGAGTAGTAACAGATACAACAAGTATATTAAGTATACTTCAAGATATTTGTGCTGCTGGTATGGCTAGCCCTGTATTTATTGACGGTAAATGGTCTGTGGTTATCGATAAAGTTCGACCACATGTTATACAGCACTTTACACCACACAATAGTTGGGGATTTGAAGCAACAAAAAATTTACCAAAGTTACCTGATGCTTTTAGAATAAGTTTTCCTGATGAACGTAATAGTTTTCAAACTACAGAAGTATTGGTAGCAAATTTCAATAAGACTGTTAACACTGCAAAAGTAATAGAAGAGTTACAGTTACCTGGCATAACAAAAATTGAGCAAGTTAGATACTTTGCACGTTGGCATTTTGCTCAGCTACAGTATCGTCCAGAAGTATTTACTATAAACACAGATTTTGAGTATTTGGTAAGTACCCGAGGCGATAGAGTAAAAGTTACACACGATATTCCTCTATGGGGAAATGGTAGCGGAAGAATACGCGAAATAAGTGCTAATAAATTAGTATTAACTTTAACAGAAGATATAATACTTGAAGCAGGTAAATCATATCAAATAAGAATTAGAACAGACAATATTTCAGCAACTATAGGTAGTGGTAGCATAGAGAGAACACTTACAGCTATACCAACAACCGCATCATACAATACTATAACTTTAGGATCAGCAGTTGATAGTACAGTTAAGGTTGGTGACTTATTTATGTTAGGCGAAATTAATAAAGTTAGTCAAGACTTATTAATTCAAAGCATAGAGACTACTAGTAATACTTCAGCTAAATTAACTTTAGTAGAATATACTGAAAGTTTATATAATTTTCCTTTTGATCCGTTTAATGATGCAACACCTTCTATGCCAAGTTATACACCCTTAATAACAAAGCGCATAGCTAGTGAAACTGTTCAAAATACTATTGTTGGCACACCTAAAATAATTAGCATGTCGAGTGATAGTTCTTTAAGCGAAGAAATTGCAACTGGTAGCTACCAGAATGTAACTATTGTTACTTGGGAAAATGCTGCAAATTTACCTGTAATAGCTGAGCAAGTAGAGTTTCAAGTTGTTCTAGGTAATGAGAGTTTTACTGACACTAAACAAGTAGGTGTTTATACTACAAGAAAAGATGCAGTAAGTATTACTATTAAAGGCCTAGAAACAGATAAAGTATATAAGGTACGAGCTAGATATAAGAATGGGTCAGGATCTATAGCAGGTCCATGGGGTGATGAATTTGGTAGTACTATTACTGGTAAAACTACAAATAATTTTAATGTAACTGATGTAAGCATTACATTTCAAGATACATTTATTCGTGTAAAGCCAGTTCTTGTAGGCGTTACTGAACCAAAAGATTTCGAAACCTATGAATTTAGACTATATAAATATAATCCAACAAATGGAGATCCAGGAGATTTTTGGGATACGCCTATTACAAGCGATATTTTAGTTGCTCGTAACAAAACAGAAGGTGTGTTCAATCTACTAGATTTTAAACCTTCAAATAGTAATTTAGTCATTAGTTCTAGTGGTATTATCTATAAGATAGCATGCAGAAGTGTAAACAACACAAAAACATATAGTACACAAAGTGCTCTAGGTTCAATTTTGATAAAAACAATTCAGTAGGAATTTTAATATGGCATTAAGAATAAATCCTGGTTATAAGTCATTAAACTTATATTTTGACCAGCCAACTAATGCATATGATGTAGATGATGTAGACACTGGTGGAACTACACAAGTTACCCAAGTTGATATTCGTACTGATCTGCAAGGCTTAAAAGTGTGGATTCGCTCTACAAGTTGGGCAGGAGCAAGTCCTACAAGTGGTGAATTGTACTATGATGGCCCTTTTCAGGGCTATCTAGCTATAGATAAATTGACGCAAGGTAGCACTGATTTATTAGCAGATAATACAACTTACTATATTAAATATGCTTTTATTAGTAAATTACAGACTACAGAATATACTATATTACCACTTACTTCTGGAAATCCCTCAGAAGCAACCGGTACAACTTTAGACGTTACATCGCCTATAGTAGGATATTTAACTAGAGATCCTATTGAAATACCTACAGATTCTGACGGTAGTAATCCTGTGTATACTGGTGCTACTGGTACTTTTAAAGTCTATAGATATGGCCAAGATATAAGCACTAACGCAGCAGTAACCTATGCTATATCAACGGCTACAGGTGGCGTAACTGCAGCTTTTGGTACTGGTGCAAATAAAAATGTTTATAGTGTAACTGCTATTACTGACTTAACAGGTACTATTAAACTTACTGCTATATATACAGATCCACAAAATAATGCAAACACTATAACTATAGAACAAATACTAAATGTTAGTAAACGCAGGCCGGGCCAAACAGCACCACTAGTGGTGCTAACGGCCACAGGACAAGTGTTTGTGCTTACAGAGAATAGTAGCGGCAGTGCAAAAAATCCTAGTAGCATAAAACTAATAGCAACAGCTAGTAATGTTACTAATCCTACCTATACCTGGGTCCTAGACCCAGATGGAACAAATACGCCTATAGTTGGCACAGGAGCAGGATATACTGGGGGATATTTAACAGGTACTAGCTTAAATACTAATAAAGATGAATTAACTATTAACAGTAGTATATTTACCGGAGCTACACCGCAATTTAAACTATTTAGTGTTACTGTTGGTAGTAGTGTTGTTGGTAGCACCATTAGTGTAAGAGACCGTATGAGTGTTTACTACTTAAAAGAAGGTAGCGATTCACTAGCAATGAGTCTAGTTAATGAAAATCAAACTGTTACACTAGATAAAACCGGCACAACAATTAGCGGATTACCAATTGAAAGTGAAGCAGTAGTAGTAGAAGGTACAACACAAATTACTGCTCCAACTGTAACATTTGCAGTAAATAGTCAAAGTGGCTTTGGTGGTACACTAACTATTAATACTGCCGTAAATAATCCTGTTGCTGGTAAACCTGCTGGATATATACGTGCTACACAAATAACAGCTAATCAAGCTACTGCTACAATTACAGCAACAGTTGCTGGTACAACACTTAGTAAAGTATTAACTGTAAATCGCGTGCAAGATGGTGCTGATGGTACAAATATTGACGCACAGCTAACAAATGATTTTCATGCCATACCTACAGCTGCTGATGGCACTGGTGGGGTGTATACTGGTGCTAGTACTACTATAGAAGTATATAAAAATGGTGTACTACAAACTAGTGGTTTTACATTTTATGTTAGTGATCTACAAAATATAAAGTATCGCGGAACTGGTGATACTAGTGATAGAACTGGTACTGGTGTAACTAATGGGGCACTTACTGCTACTAGTGGTACAGCAATTGTTAATATTGTTGAGTTAAGTGCAGATAGTGGCTATGTAGACATTACAGCCAAGCAAACAACTGATGGTCAACTATTTACAGAACGCTTTAGTTTAAGTAGGAATAAAGCTGGTGTAATTGGTAAAGATGCTGTAATTTATGAAATAAAACCTAATGCTAAAGCTATTAGTAAACAAAGTGCTGACGTTGGTACTGACGCAGTACATACTCCTAGTACATTAGTATTTAGCATATATAAAACAGTTGGAAACAACACGCCAGCACTATTAACAGATCAAAGTTTATATTATATACAGTGGAATACTCCTGATATTGAACCAAGTAATACAGATGCATACGCAGTATTAGTACCTGTCACAGGCTTGATTAGCGTTGTACTAGCTAATAGCTTAGATAGAACTAGTGTTAACCTCAAACTATTATACAAAAATGGTCAAAATAATTATACTCAGTTAGACAGGGAAGAAATACCAGTATTATTTAAAGGCGCCAAAGGTGACAGTGGAACCAGCGTAGACATTGTGTTTGCTAGAGGATCCTCCCCTCCAAGTTTAACTGGTACTGGTAATCCACCAAACGCATCGTGGTCAACAAGTGTAAGTACTGCGCCAGGCACTGGGCTATTGTGGTCAAGTACTGGTTATAGTAGTGATGGTGGTACTACTTGGAGCTGGGATACTGCTGTTCAAGTAGAAGGCGTAGATGGTAGTAATGGTGAAAGCATAGCTGAAATCAGTGCATTTACCAGAACTACTAGTAATTTAAGTTCTAGTACTATAAGCGGTGGCAGTTATGATTTTAGTAATAAAACATTAACTGTACCTACAGGCGGTAGTGTTACTTGGTATGCCGCTATTCCAACTGGTACCGATCCACTTTGGGAAACTAGAACTACTGCTGCGGTTACAGCACCAACTACTGTTGATAGTACACTAAGTTGGTCAACCCCAGTAAAAGTTGCACAAAATGGTAGTGATGCAAAAGTATTAAAACTTACAGCTGATAGTTATATATTTAGTGCAGATGCTAGTAATAGTATTAGTGGTTTTATTACTCTAACAGCAAATAAACAAAATACAACAAACCAAGTAACCTGGAGTACTAGTCCTAGCGTTAGCTTATATAATGCTAGTACTGGTGGTAGTACGACTACTACAGGTGATATAGTATATTTAAGAGCCGCAGATTTTAGTACTAATACTAAGGTAACAATTACTGCTAGTATTACCGCCGATAGTTTAAGTGATTCAACAAGTATAGTTAGAATCCCAGCAGGCGAAAATGCTGTTAATGTTGTATTTAGTAATCCTAGCCATCCGTTACCTACTAGTAGCGCAGGAGTTGTTAGTTCCTATGCAGGCAGTGGTACAACAATTCAAGTATATCAAGCTGGATCAGCAAGAACTATAACAGCAGTTACAGCTACTGGAACTGGAATAACTGCAGGTAGTATTAGTGGTTTAAATTCCACCACTGTTACTATAGCTGATCATAGTGCACTTACAGCCACCTCTAGTGCCACAGTTAAATATGATATTACTTATACTAAACAAAATGGTAGCAGTGGTACTATATCAGATACACAAACAGTGTATAAAAATAAAGATGGATCTGCAGCAACTATAGCTGTAGGTACAGTAACTACAGGTGGAGCAGGCACAAGTGCAACTGTTACTAATATTGGTACATCTACTAATGCTACGTTAAACTTTACAATACCTCAAGGTAGTCAAGGAGTATCACCTAAGTTATTAACTGCTACAGCAACTACAAATGCATTTATATATGATGCTATAGGTGGTAGTCCTTCACCAGTAAATTCTACAGTAACAATTACTCAACAAAATATTACTGGTACTTATTATTGGACTTCTACCATTGGAGTCACAGAAAGCAGTAGAACAAGCTCCAGTTCTAGCACATTTACATATAATTATACGCCTCAAAGTCTATTTGTAAATATGCCCCAAACAATAACTTTTAAAGCATATGATGCTAGTAGTGGAGGCAATTTATTAACTAGTACTAGCGTTACTATGACGGCTTCTAGAATAGGGGAACCAGGTACCGGTACCAGTGGGGCAAGCGTTTTTAAAGCTTATACTAAAACAACTAGTAGCTCTATAGTTCCATCAAGAACAGCAACTACTACTAACGGTGCAGTACCTACAGTACCTAACACACAGGCTTGGTGGACAGATCCGGGTAGTATTTCTCCAGCATTAACGGGCAGCGATGCTCAGTGGGAAGTAGATGGAACACAGGCTGCTGGAACCACTACAACTACTTGGGGTACTCCATATTTGAGTTATTTTAAAGTTGCTCAATTAAGTGCAATAGCTGCAGATATGGGAACTATTACTGCAGGTACTATTCAGTCAATATCTGCTGGAAATGGTTCAGTATATATTACTCCTAATGGTATGAAAGTATTAGACTCCGCAGGAAATGTTAGAGTTATAATCGGTAATTTATCAAATTGGTAAAATAAAATGGCACATGGTATTAAAGTATGGAATACGTATTCACAAAATGTATTTCCAAGTCCAACAAATATATATGCTTGGCTTAGTACAGCTACAACAAATGCTTGTACTTTTTCTGCTGATAGCTCTACAACTGGAGCTATCAGCGGAAGTGTGCCACTAAAAATGGTTGTAACTGGTAACGACCCATATATTGCATGCTATAATGGCAAAGAGTGGGATATTGATATAGCTAGCCAAGGTGAAACATGGACCCTAAGTTGTTATGTTAAGGCTAGCCAGGCTACTAATGGCGAATTATTTATTTTTGGCTCAAATAGTGCTGGCACTGTATTTACTGCTCCAACCGATTTTAGCTCTAACTGGGTAAATATAACTACTACTTGGACCAGAGTTAGTTTTACCTATACCTTTACGCAAGCCAATACTCGCGGTATACAAATAAGGCTAGACGGCACACCAAGTGGTGGTAATGGAATTACTATTTGGTTTGACGGATTACAACTAGAGCGTGCAGGCGCACCAACTACATTTAACAATCAACCAGCCGATGCCGTACTAGTAAATAATATGCTAGGAGGTAGAGTAGGCTACGCTGTTGCTACAGCTAGTTATGGCGTTACGCAAAGCTATGTATTTAACGATATACCAGGACATCAGTATGTTAAATATTTTGTACTACAAGCAGGAGCGCATACTGTAAGTTTAACTACAGAAAATGGCTGTGCAAAACTTACTCTTACACATTTTTTGGTTAATTTTGGATTTACTCAAGATACTAGAGTAGCGGTATTTGCCACAAAAACTACTAATCCTACCTATGGCATAAGTGTAACTAATGCTGATGGAGAAATACTAGCTAGCACTAACTACCTAGTACCAGTTTATCGTGGAAAAATAACTTTTCCAAGCAGCTATGAAAATCCTGGTAGTACGCTTATTAGACGACACTTTCAAACAGTTAGTCTAGGAGATAGCAATAGCTATAAGTTAATATTTTATACTATACCAGAAAGTACTAATGTTTGGTTTACTGGTGATACATTTATTGATTCAGGTAGTAGTAGTTATACAGTTAATACCTATTATACTGTTAGCTCTGGTAGCTTTGGCTCATATAGCTTAGCTGAAGGCTTTGTATTTCAGTTAAATAATTTAACAACTGATTTAAGTACTCATACTTATGGAGTTAGACTATATAATACACAGAGTCCACAACGACTAACACTAGACAGTGGCTCAAAACACTTAAATTTAAAAGGTGATTGGTGGAGTATTGACTATGATCCTACTACTGAACAAAGCCATACTGGATATCGGGCTGGAGCCGTGCAAACATTAGATGCGTCTAATAATGTTATACTTAGCGGCGGACAAACAGCAGGATTTAGCGCGTATACAGCTGTAAGTATTCCGCAATATATTAAGTATACCAGTACTCGACGAAACGCAGGCGAAAATCTGTGGCAGATTAATTTACGTCAAGGATACTACAGACGCCAGGGTACTAACATGTACACTAAAGCATTTACTAGAGTTGTAGGCTATGAAGATGGTTACGTTGATTTTGACTATGGCAACTATGGTATACAATATGGTAATAAAGCCTTTGTACTAGATACAAAATTATTAGGCGGAGCAGGCACAGGTGGTAGTGGCGCAACCGGGTTTGTTGCTAGTATTAGCGAAGGCTCAACTGGCACTAAAACTTGTACTTATGATAGCAGCTTTGCAAGTAATTGTACTAGCAGCAGAGATTATACTGCTAATACTAGTAATACTAGTGGTCCGGTTACTTATCGCTGGCACTTTGGCATTGACGCTAGCACAGGTGCATATATAGATTCACAGGACGGCATTACATTTCAAAACAATGATTATACTAGCGCAACTACTACACTAACACGAACAGCAGCTACAGGCACAACTGCAAATGCTGTATTATTTTGTGCTGTAACTAATCAAGGTGTAACAGTTAGTACTAGTATTAGTGTACAATTTACATTTACAGCAGTAGCAGCAACCACAACTATTACAGCATTTATTGATACTAATTACACTACATCTAGTAGCACCTTTAACGAAGGTACAACAATTTATTTTAGAGTAAATACTACAAATGTTCCTAGTGGTACCTATTATTGGACCTTAAACCAAGTAAATAGCCAACCTGTTACAGCAGATTTTACAAACATAACAAATCCTAGTCCTAATGGTAGTTTTTCTATAAATTATGGTGTAGGTTATTTTAATCTAGCTATTAGGGCAGATGAATTAAGTGAAGGTAATGAAACGTTTACTATACAGATTAAGAGTGGTAGTGCTACTGGAACTAATGTTGGCAACCCCAGCGGCGTCATAACCATAGTAGATACTAGTACAGAAGGTAGTGACTACCTTTTATACTTTTCACCTACTGATGGTAATACTATAAATGGCGGAACTAGTAAAAGCTTAATATTTGAATATATTGGCGCTCAAAGTTTAGCTGCATTGCCAACGTTTAGTATTAGCAGCGATAATGCTAACCTAACACTTAGCCCTACTAGTGGCACATTAAATGAAGGTGGTAGTTTTGAAGGAGGGGTTTATTTTCCATCATTTTATAAAACTATAACCGCAACCGCTGCTAATATTAGTAGCGGAAATGTACTAGCAACTGTTACGGCTAGAAGCCCCAATGGTGGAACAATCAGAAAAACAAAAGCTATTACTATACAAGATGTAGTAAGACCCTCTGTTACAATTAGTGCAGCTAGCACTAGTGTACAAATAAATAATACAACTACTATTACTATTACATTTAGCAAAAGTGTTACAGGATTTACTAGTGGTGAAGTTACTACTAGTATTGGCACACTTAGTAGCTTTAGTGGTAGTGGTACTACTTATACTTGCACATTTACTGCACCTGGTAGTGGTGGAACCGCAAATATAAATGTAGCTGAAAATGTTGCACAAGATGCAAACGGTAATTTAAACACTGCAGCAACACAAGTACAAATCACCGTTACTACTCCTACATTTTATAGCTATCCAACAATTAGTAATTTATCAGTATCACCAAGCTACACTGCTGCATTTAATGAAACTACTAGAACAAATATAACCTGGACATTTGACGTAACTGATAATGCATATAGCTACAACCAACGCTATATAGACGGTACTAGTGGTGGTGCATTTATAGGTGCTAAGTGCTATTGGGCCGTTGAAGGCGGCGCAGGAACAAGTGGTGATGACTTTACAGGAAATATATCTGGCGAAATTACAAGCATAGACGGAACTGTAAGTCGCAGTGTTAGTGTAGTTATAAAAGGTGATCAAACTACTGAAGGAACCACTGTATTTAGAATTAATTTTTATAGAAATGGTGCTTATGTAGGTACTCCTTTTTATACAACAGAATTTTATGATATAGCTGATACTAGTACTGGTAATGAGAGTATATCTTTAGCTAGCACTAGCTGGATAGCCGGAACTGGTACAACCTTAAGCGCTACAGGAACTCCTAGTACTACTTTTAATTATAGTATCGATGCTCAAGGAGCTAGTCCTAGCTACAATCTAGGGCCACTATCACTAAATAGTAGCGGTCAATATTCTGCTCCATTTGGCAGTGGTGTTGCTGCAGGCAGTTATACTTTAAATGTTAGATTTACTGCTGGCAATCAACAAACTAGATCACAAAACTTTACCGTTAGTGCTGCTAGCTTTGACTTAGCAAGTGTAGCTGTATATCAGCTAGATGAAAGTAATAATATAATAGGTACTACTAATACAATAGTTGCTGGTAATAAGTATAAAATTTTAGCTACTACAAATGGTGTAACTAGAGCTAGTGATACTAACATTAAAATAGTCTTAAATCAAGTATACCCTGGAGGAGGGGGTGGTACCAATTGGTTAGAAGGAGACTATACATATCCTCAACCTAATAGTGGTCAGCCACACCTAATAGTAATTGCAGCAGGTGCAACTACTGGAGAATTTATTGGTAGGCTTGGACCAGAACAAGGTAATCGAACAGGTACTGTTACAATTAGTGGGGGAACTGGAGCTCCTGCTGTAACAAGCAGATCAGCAACTATTACTTTTACAGGTAATAAGAAAATAACAGGTTATTTGACTAGTGATAACTCCCAAACTGTGGTACCTACTAGCAGCGGTGTTGCAGGAGTTATTGTAGATAACGTTGCTTGGTTTACTTTTACAGTAACTAGTGGATCAGGTAGCTATACAATTGATACTAATAATAGTCAAGTACTTAGTAGTGTAAGTGCACCAGACACAGAAATAGCAGTATATAATATTACTGGAGCAAGAATTGGTAATAATGATGATATTGGTACGCCAAACTATAGAAGTTCTGTTACAGTTAGTTTAACAAATGGTCAAACTTATTGGGTAGGTATAGCACATTATAATTGGATACCTGCAAGTAGTGGCTGGACTATAGGCGAAACTAATCCAAGTAATACGTTAAGTTCAATGCAAGAGATAAGACTATCTATAGCTCCTGGTAGTACTACAAGTAGTCCTTATAGCCCACCTAGTAGTGATACAACCCCTCCAACAATGACTATTACTGGTAGTACATCTGTTACAGCGGCAACAACTATAACATTTACAAGTAGTGAATCTACTAGTAATTTTGCATTAGCTGATATAGGTGGAACAGGTGCAGCATATTTATCAAATTTTAGTGGTAATGGTACTACATATACGGCTACTTATACGCCACCTAGTAATGCTAGTGGTAGTCATACGTTTAGTGTAGCTGCCAATGCCTTTACGGATGCTGCTGGCAACGGTAATACTGCATCAAATACTTTAACGGTTAGTTATAACACTGTTACTGGAGGCGGAGCAGCTCAATGGTATGCATTAGTTAGTAATACTGGCGAGCAAAATGGTACTACTAGCGCTGGACTAATAAATCAATGGTATAAAAGAAGCGTTGTCAGTTTTGTATATAGTGCTGCTGAAATAACTGCTGCAACTGGAAAAAGCAGCGGAACTATTCAACAAATACGATTTTATATTACTGGTGCTGCTCAAAACAACCCATTCCCAAGCTATACTATTGGTATGAAAAATATTACTACTTCAGAATATATTAATCCAGGTGCTAGTGGTTGGACAACTGTAAGTGCTGCTCAAGATAGAACATTTAATACTACAGGCTATTATACTGTTGATATAGCTGATTTTAGCTGGACAGGAAATAACTTAGCTTTTGTTATGGCCTGGGGAGCAGTCTCAAACTATAGTCAAAGTGGTCAATCTAGGATTAATAGCAGCAGCGGCTATCTGTTCTATAGTCAAACCGATAATGCTGGTACTTATACTATTTTTGATACTACAGTAAGTAGCGGAGCTATTAGACCTATAATTGAAATTTATATTTAGATCGACAAATCTACCCCGACCTGGCGACCGAATCCACTAAACTGATTTGGAAATTACACATCGAGTCGGCAAAAAACACAACAAGTGCTAGTCAATACCCTGCTCAATATTGCTTGAGCAGGGTATTTTTTCTAGTTGACAAGCTCTTGCTCTTGTGTTATAATATACAAGTGTTAGAAAAGGTTTAAATATTTTTACTTGACAATAGCAGTGCCTATAATTATTAGGCAGTAGCTAGGTCCATTCATAACTAGTTATAAACCACTGCCAATGGAGAGGAGCTACAATGGTTGAGGTAGAAAATCATAGTCTGGTACAAACCATTAGTGTAGCAGCTATGGCAATAATTGCATTATCAGTAGGTGTGCAAAAGCTACTAAAAGATTGGCGAAGTACTGATGCAGAAACTAGTGTAATCAAAATGATGCACGAAGAATTAGAACGTATGGGCCAACAGAATAGTAAACTTACTGAAGAATTGACTAAATTACAGTTAGATATAGTTGAATTAAATAATCAACTAACTAAGTTAAATATTGAAAATAACAAGTTGCAGGAAGAAATTGCTGCACTTACTACAGAGCTAAACAGTTTTAAGAAACTGGCAGCGCTTAGAAAGATTAAGGTGTAAAATGCAACCAGCTAGAATTAATTTTAAAATTTACGAGGGTAGTACTTTTACCGAAACTTTTAGATGGGAAGCTCAAAACAAAGGTTATGCACAAATTAATGGGATTACTAAAGCTGCCCCATGTGTAATTACTACTACAAGTAATCATTCCATTCCTGTAGGTTGGAGAATACAAGTTTCTGGTGTTAGTGGTATGAAGGAAATTAATCAGGTTGGTGATGATTATTATATAGTTACTGCAACAACATCAAACACTTTAACAATAAACCAATTAAATAGTACAGGATTTAGTCAGTATACTAGTGGTGGAATTATAACCTATAATACGCCTGTTAATTTATCTGTATACTCTGCTGTACTGCAAATCAGACCAACATTAGATAGTGATACTGTAATTTTACAATTAACTAGCGCAGGCGGTGGTGGCATAAGCATCAATACAGTAGATAGTACGATAAGTATTTTAATACCGGCTTCAGTTACTAGAGATTTTGATTTTGTTTCAGCAGTATATTCAATGGAATTAACTGATACTAGCGGGGTCGTAATACCTTTCTTAACAGGTACAGTAACATTAGTTAGGGAGATAGTACGATGAGTACAGAAGTAGTAGTAACTGATAAAAATAATACGGTTATTATAGATAGAAGTCAGGCACAGGTTGTAAGAGAGGTAGTTCAATCTAATATTGTACTAGCTGGTATGATAGGACCGATGGGACCTAGTGCATTAAGTGCATTTACAGATGTTAATGCAACCAATTTACAGAACGGAAGTTTATTAGTATATAATACTGCTACTACTAAATGGACGGCTACTACAACACTAGAACAGCAAATTATTGAAGCTGGTCAGTATTAAAGGAAAATAATATGGCTGCTATTTTAAGAATTAAACGTAGTGAGGTAAGTGGAAATCCAGCCGTATTAGCTGCTGGTGAACTTGCATACTCTGGTCTTACCGACAATGGATCAAATGGTGGTGATAGGTTATATGTTGGTTTAGGTGTAGAAACTGGCGGTAATGCTGTTAATCACATTGTTATTGGTGGTAAATATTTTACGGATATGTTAGATCATACCCGTGGTGTACTTACTGCTAATAGCGCTTTAATTACTGATGTAAATAGTAAATTAAATAATATCAAAATTGATAATATTGATATTGATGGCAATACAATTAGCAGTACTGATATTAATGGAAATATTGTATTTTCCCCAAATGGTACAGGTTATGTTAGTATAGCTGGTACTAACGGATTAGTAATACCAAGTGGTACAACAGCTCAGCAAGGCCCAGCAGTTACTGGTAGTATTAGATTTAATACTACCAGTAGTCAATTTGAAGGCTATAGTGGTAGCAACTGGGCTAGCTTGGGTGGTGTTAGAAGTGTTGATGGATTAACTTATATTACGGCTGAAAATACACCAGGACTATCAGACGATACAATAAGATTTTATACAAATGGTAGTTTATCTGCTTATCTTAATACTGGACTATTTAGAGTAGGTACAGCAATTCAAGTAAAAATAGATAATACCACCGCTTCGACAACTTATGCAACAGGAGCTTTGGTTGTTGATGGTGGTGTTGGCATTGCAGGGGCTGTTAATTTAAATAATGTATTAAATATAGCTGGTAATTTAGCAGTAAATACTAATAAATTCGCTGTAGATGCTACTAGTGGGAATACTATTGTTGCGGGAACCTTTAGTAGTACAGGCGATTTGGCAGTAAATACAAATAAATTTACCGTAGCAGCAAGTAGTGGAAATACCGCTATTGCCGGTACTCTAAGTGTTACTGGTACAACTAGCCTAACTGGTAATTTAGCTGTAAATACTGATAAGTTTACTGTAAATGCTACTAGTGGGAATACTATTGTTGCTGGAACGCTTACAGTAAATGGAAATACAACTATAGTTGGTGATTTAACTGTACAAGGTACAACTACTACCGTTAATTCGACCGCTGTAGCTATTAGTGATATTAACTTAACATTAGCAAAAGATGCTACAACTGCCGCACAAGCAAATGGTGCAGGTTTAACAATATCTGGTGCTAATGCAACATTTACATATGTTTCCACAACTGATACCTGGAATTTTAATAAAGATATTGTAGCACCTAATTTTACAGGAGCAGTAACTGGTAATGCCAGTACCGCCACAAAATGGCAAACAGCTCGTGATTTAAGCCTAACCGGTGATGCAACAGCAACTTTAGTTGGCGTAGATGGTACAGCAAATGTAAGTGCTGCATTAACATTTGCTACAGTTAATGCTAATGTTGGAACATTTGGAAATAGTGTTACTGTTCCTACATTTACTGTAAATGATAAAGGCTTGGTTACCGCAGCGAGTCAAACAGCTATACCTATCGCTACTGCTGCAACTACTGCTGGCAGTGCAACAAAAGGTTTGGTTAGTTTTTATAGTACTGATTTTGATGTTACAAGCGGATTTGTATCTATTAAACAAATAGATGGCGGAACTTACTAGTAAAAATGAATAGAATTTTTTAATTCTATTAAAACCTTTTTAGGAAAAAACATGTCAGAGGTAATTTTAAAACGAAGTTCCGTAGCTGGAAAAATACCTACTGTAAATGATTTAGTATTTGGTGAATTAGCAATAAACTATAAAGACGGCAAACTATATTTTAAAACAGCCGGAGATCCTAATGCTAGTCCACCAGTACCACCATCTATAGCAAGTTTTACTTCTTCATTAGCTGGTTCAGTAAGTAGCGTAGTTGGATTAACGGGCGATATTAGTGCTCAAAATATAGTTAGTGCCATATCAACATCTTTTAAAACTATTAATAATCAAAGTATTATAGGTAGCGGTAATTTAATTGTATCTGGTATGTATAATGCTGATGGAGGTTTTCCTGATACTATTTATGGTGGGACTGTACCGTTAGATGGGGGTGGAGTATGAGTGTACAAATACAACTAAGACGCGGTACAGCTAGTCAGTGGTCAACTACTAATCCAATATTAGCACAAGGTGAAGTTGGATTTGAAACCGATACTGGTAAAGTAAAAATTGGTAATGGCACTAATACGTGGACTAGCCTAAATTATTTTTCAGGATTAAGTGTATCAGACGTAAGATCTTATTTTAGCCAAGGCACTGGTGTAACTATAGTTAATGGTCAAATAAGTATAGGCCAAGCTGTAGGTACTAATAATAATGTTGTTTTTAACACAGTGCAACATAATGGCTTAGCATTTACTAGTGGCACAAATATAGATCAACTTTTAACTTTTACAAAAAGTCTTACGCTTACTACCGATTGGCAAGATACAGGTATTAAAAATACAGATTTAGCCACTGGAAGTTATATAGTTCAGTTATATGCTAACGATTTAAGTGCTGGTGGTACAAATATAAATGAATATTATAGTGGTACAATGAGTTGGTATAGTGGAGCAACAGATAGTTCACTAGAATTACCAACTGATGAAATTGTTTTACATAGAGCTGGTGGTAGTGGAAGTGCTGGACTCTATTTGCGGACATATAGATCGCCGTCTAATAATGCAGATGCTTTGAAATTACAAATTTATAGTAATCAAGCAAATGCTTCTTCGGCAAATTATATTTTTAAATTCAGACGTTTAATCTAATTAGATTAACAGGAGTTAATAATGGCATTTAAAATTAAAGATGGCGTACAAGTCGGTACAACTAATGTATTTAATAATGCAGGTACACTACTAGTAAACGCTCCAACAGCTACTAAACTATTAACAGCTAGAGATTTAAGCTTAACAGGTGATGCTACAGCTACTCTATCTGGTTTTGACGGCAATGCAAATGTAAGTGCAGCCGTAACTTTAGCAACTGTTAATTCAAATACAGGTAGTTTTGGTAGTTCAAGCGCAATTCCTGTAATTACAGTTAATGCAAAAGGTTTAATAACTGCCGTTAGTACAGCATCTATTAGTACTACACTTAATACGGCAGGTTCTAGTGGAACCGGTAGCGTTGCATTATCAAATCAAACACTAACAATTAGTGGTGGAACTGGTGTAACTACAACTGCTACTAATCAAAGCATATCAATTGCAATTGGACAAGCTGTAAATACTACTAGTAATGTTACTTTTAACGACTTAGTAGTTAATGGTAACTTAACAGTTAATGGGACTACTACAACAATTAATTCAACTGTAGTCAGCGTTGACGATATTACATTTGAACTGGGTTCTGTAGCATCACCAACAGATGTTACTGCTAACGGCGGTGGTATTGTTCTAAAAGGTGCTACAGACAAGACTATTACTTGGTCATCAGTTGGTTGGACATCAAGTGAAGACTTTAACCTTGTTACTGGCAAACAGTTTAAAATTAATGGTACAAATGTACTAAGTGCTACAACACTAGGTTCCAGCGTTATAAATTCTAGCTTGACTAGCGTTGGTACAATTGGTACCGGTACCTGGCAGGGTACAGTAATAGCACCAACTTATGGTGGTACAGGTGTTAATAATGGAAGCAGTACACTAACATTAGCAGGTAATGTTACGCATGCAGGTGCTTTTACACAAACATTTACTGCTACAGCTAATACTAGTGTTACACTACCATCAAGTGGTATACTTGCTACACTAGCAGGTACTGAAACGTTAACAAATAAAACTTTAAGTGCTCCAACTATTCGCAGCGCATATAGCTTGGCTAATTCTGGAGGCACACTCTATGCTGCAGTCAATATTGATACAGCAATAGTTGGTAGTACTACAGCAACAGCAATAGATACTTTTAGTGCAACAACATTTAGATCTGCCAAATTTATTGTACAAATAACACAGGGTAGTAGTTATCAAGTTTCAGAAGTATTAGTTGTGCATAATGGTACTACTACAACTATGACAGAATATGGCGTACTAGAAACAGGTAGTTCATTAGGTACTCTATCGACAGATATAAGCGGCGGTAATATTAGACTATTAGTGACAATGGGTAGCGCAACTAGCTCAACTATTGTTGTTTATAGACAAGCACTTTACGCATAACATATAATTAATGTGATCGTGGATAGGGAAACGATATGGCTAATGAGTTTAAGATTAAAAATGGTGCTATAGCACCTAAAATCGAAATTACAGACCTAACAGCAAGCACTAGTAAAACTACTGGTGCTGCTATTATTAGTGGTGGATTAGGTGTTGGTGGCAGTATATATGCTGGTAATATTTACTCTAATGGAATACAATTAACTAGTGGTGGCAGTGCAACCACATATAGTATCAGTGCAGAAACAACAACAGGCGGTGTTAATCTAAGATTAACAGGCAGCGATGCTACTACAGATGATGTTAAATTGGCTGCTGGTAGTAATATCACACTGACAAGAACAGATGCCAGTACAGTTACTATTGCTAGTTCAGGTGGAAGTGGTGGTAGTACAGATTTAAGTAGTCTTACACAAGACATTTTACCAGCATTTGATAATATTTATGATATAGGATCAGCTACTAAGGCTTGGAATGATGTATATACTCAAAATTTATATACAAAACAAACTTTAAATATTGGCAAGTCAACAGTTACTAGTCCTGCAGCAGGAGTTATCTATACTACAGCAGATCTTATAGCCGGCGGATTATTAGTAGATAAACTATTGTTAACTGATAATATTATTCTGCCTGATAGCTCAACAGCTATTCAATACCTAGGTAATAAAGGCGTAGCTGTTATTAGTGGTAACTTAGATATTCAAGGTGATTGGTTAAAGTTACCTGTTGTTGAAAGTGTCAGTACTACAGTTGGTTCTTTCTATAATGTAGATGCATATTCTGCAACAAACTTTCTTACTACAACATCTTTGCTAGATAGCAATGCTTATTACGATTATTCTAAAGTAGTTAATCATAAATCAACTGGTAAATATATAGTATATGTACATCCAAAAACGGGAACAGATACCAGTCTACCACTTATCCGTAGACTTAATTCAGATGGAACATTAGATACTACTTTTTCTTTTGCTTGGAATAATGCTAATACTAATAAAATTATAACAGATTTTACTGTAATTAATTATACAGGCAACGGTAATGATGGTAAAATTATGGTTCTTTGGAAAATTAATGGCGGTAACATCAGGGGAGCAAGTAGATTTAATACTGATGGATCAGAAGATACAACATTTCCAACAACTTTTAATTCTGGAATTAGCGGAATAGGAACTTATCAATACTTTCATAGAATAGCAGAATTATCGAACGGCAATTTCGTAATAGGTATAACACATTACGGTAATGGTTATGGAAACATAGGGTGGTGGGGTACAGAATTTACCTCAAATGTAGTTATATTTAATTCTAGTCTAAGTGATATAGTGGTTCAAGCACCGGTTTGCGGCTCTGATAAATATGGTAATGTTTGGAGTATAGTACCGTATAACGATGGTACTAATAAATTTTTAGTTTCTGCTACACATGCCTACAGTGGGGCTGGACCCGCCTCGATAGCTCGCTATAACATGAATGGAACATTAGATACTTCTTTTAGTTATAATACAGGGGCATATACTATAGGGTCGTCCACGATTTATAAATTAAGAATAGCACCTGACGGTAGTATATTTGCAATAGGAAATTTTTGGTATACCGGCATCCATAGCGTAGACTACACTTGGCCTGCTACCTATGGTAGCAATTATAGTGATATATATAATAATTTTCGTGACGATATTATTAAACTAAATAGTTCTGGAGTGCTTCAATCAACACCAATTGTAAATTTTTCTGAATTAAGAGATTGGAACAGAGTTAGATTTTCAGCCGCGCCCCCCTACAATCTAGCTTTTGAAGACGGTAGAGACGCTATGTACATTGATGATATTATTTTCGAACCTACTGGAAAAATAATATTTGCAATAAGCCCAAATACGGCTAAATCTGATGCAACTGGTACTATAAGTCTTATTGATGGCATAGTTATATACAATGCTGACGGAACATTAGATAAAACGCGTACGCTTACTGGATTGCCAACGGTTACTAGTTATGAATCGTGGGTTGAGAATTATCATTACCCACCACACATTCTGTATTATTTATCTAATAATAAGATTTTATATATTAGATTTGACTCGAAGTTTAACTTTACTGGCTGGTATATACTAACCAAAGGACTAGGGCAAAAAGGTACTACCATTACGACTACAGTTAAACCACTAACTACTGGTCAAACTGGGATGCTTAGATATAATAAAGATACTGCATCTTTACAGCTATATAATGGAACTAAGTGGGCAAATATTAGCGTTCAATCCTGATAATTAATAGTTTAAAATATTAAAAGAATGTATATATGTTATTAGAAGAAAATCTATCTATAATTCCTAATAAATTATGGCAAACATGGAGTACGTATGATTTACCAATAAGTTTAAAAAACCAATCTTATTCTTGGTATACAAGTAATCCGCAACTAGAAAAAAGTTTATTCAATGATAATGATTGTTCTAAATTTATTAAAGAACATTTTGGTGAATATATACATAAGTTATATCTTGCTCTTCCACAACCAATTATGCGTGCAGATTTTTGGAGAATAGCAGTAGTATATATTTATGGCGGATATTACTCAGATTTAGATATAACTTGTAATGAATCCTTACAAGATTTAGTTAAAGGCACACCAAAAGCTGTTTTTGTAAAAGAACTTGATAATATTTCAAATTTCTTTTTTGGAGCCATACCTAATCATCCGGTAATAAAATTAACTTTAGACTATATGATAGAGGAATCAAAAGCTATAGTTAATAAAGATGTACAAAGCTTTGGTATGCATAATTTACATCGTGCTGTAAGAGAATACTATAAAATACAAGAAACTAACTATATTTCAGATAATAATGTTGCGTTTTTAAATAATGAAGAATTAAAAACGCAAGAAAAATTTATACATTATGGTGCTAGTTTACATAATGATGATTCAGGCTATCTATCTTGGAGAAAATCTGCGCATTTTATGAACAAAGAAAGAATGGAATCTGAAAACATATTATTCTTTACTACATTTAATAAAAACGGTTATGATCTATATGGTAATCGGTGGATTGAAACTTTTATACCACTAGCAAATTATTATAATAAATTTAAAGCAAAAATATATTACGAAGGCTTCACTCCTAAAATAGAACATCCTAGCATAACTTGGATTAAATATGAAGATGCTATTATAGAACATGCTGAGTGGAAAAACAATTATATTACACGTAATAATCATAGCGACTATGTTAAAAGTATGACAATACGGTTTAGTCATAAAGCTTTCGTTATTCAGCATGTACTAGATAATAATATAGATGACTATTTGATTTGGTTAGATGGTGATTGCTTATTTAAAAATGCAGATTATACGCATTTTCCTAAAAACATTATTGCTGATAAATTTTTAGCTTGTCAGGTTGAAAGTAATCATGATTTAAATCATATAGAATCAGGTATACTAATTTTTAATGGTAAACATACTGATAAAACTAAATTTAATCAAGAATTTAAAAACTGGTATAAAGTTGATAATATATTACCTATGGGTCAACCTTATGATGGATTTCTAATTTTTAAATCTCTATTAACATCTGGATTAGACTACATTGATTTAAATAAGGATTATGGTAAAGGTGGCATACAAAGTGATCCAAATATGACATTTTGTCATCCTGAAATAAAAAATAAATTTTTACATAATATTGGCTGGACTGGTAAAACTCAATATGATAATTGGCATTTTATATATCAAAGAGATGATATATATCAGAAAATGAAAGTTGTTTTATTTGGAAACTCTGAAGGCGATATGCTTGACAAAAAACAACAAGCATTTAACAAGCTAGAAAAATTAAAAAGTTTAAGACAATGAAGATATATATTATAAGTATGCCAAGTCATTTTCATAGACGAAATAGTATTATTGATCAGCTTAAAAAATTTTCAATTAACAATTATCAATTCATTGATGGTGTTGATGTAGAAACAACTAATGTACCTATAGATTTAGAAGCATTTAAGTTAAATCGAGGCAGAATCCCTGTACCACAAGAATTAGGATGCTATGCAGCCCATGGCAATGCATTAAAAGAAATAATAGCCAGTAATCAACATGGGTTTGTTTTAGAAGATGATGCAATTTTATATGATGATTTTTTAGACTTATATAGTAATCTTCCACCAAATTTTGATTTTGATATAATATTTCCTTATCACGCGTCAAGTTTTATTGGACAGCCAGAGAAAATGTTTGTGCCTATAGAAAAACAACATGTATTTACTAATATTGATTATAACAGCTGGATAACTGTTGCTTATGTAGTATCTTTTAATTTTGCTAAAAAATTATATGAAAACTTGTATCCAATGACTGACGTAGCCGATGCTTGGAACCACAAATATACAGATAAATTTTTTGCAACAGGCAATTCATACGTGCAACACGGCTACTTTGAATCTTCAATGGCAAATAGGGACTCAAATTCTCCGTATTTTGGAACTCATATTTTTGGCAGAGGATAAAAATTTATAAAATAGTATTTAAAATTATAGTATAGTAATTTTAAATTGGTTCTTATGCTATAATAGATGTTTAGGAAAGCAATGTTTATATTAAATTTTATACCAGACTGGTTCTTTCCACTGTTAGCCACAGCTTGTGTACTATTATTTTTTGTAACCAGATTCTTTGCACATTTAATACCACAAGCTAAGGTTATACACTATAGCTGTATACCACTATTTGCAATTACAGTATTTTTTATGGGTGCAAACTGGAATAACAACTACTGGCAGGATAAACTGGCGGCTGAAACTGCTAAGGTGGAACAGGCAGCTAAGCAGCAAGAGCTGGCTAATCAAGAACTAAAGGTGGAGCGAGAAGCCAAACTGCAACAACTTAAGGAGTCGGCAGAGCGTGAGCGTCAACAAAATAAGCGGTTTATTGAAGTGTTAAAGTCCAAGGACGCTACAGTTCAAAATGTATTAGCAACGCTTAGTAAAGCTGAGCAGGATAAGTATGCTGCACTAGGCGAAAAGGATAAAGCTGCGGCTAATAAAAAGCTAGAAGATGTATTAGCAAATGCTAAAAATTGTCCTACAGTGCCTGAACTTTACATAGAGCGGTTAAACAATACTGCTAAGGGTGTTAAGCAATGAAATATCTAACATTACTACTAGCAATGCCACTAGCCGGTTGCATACAAACTTTTAAACTGAATCCGCCCTGGCCACAGGTACCTGATCCGGCTATGCTAAAGCAGTGTGAAGTGTTAAAAACTATAGACACACAAGATGTAAGCATGGCAGAACTTGTAGACCTAGTACAACAAAACTATCAGCTATATCACCTTTGTAAACTAAGTAACGATAGCTGGGTTAAGTGGTATAATACTCACTGGAAAAAGGACAAGTAATGGAATTAACACTCGACCAACTTAAGCAGGTTATACCAAAAAATCAATATGTTAGCTATTGGCACCACGCACTAGAACAACTATTACCACAATATGAAATAAATACACCAGATCGCATAGCTGCTTTTTTAGCGCAGTGTGCGCATGAATCGGGTGGATTTGTGTTTATCAAAGAAAATCTTAACTATAAGTGGCAAAGCTTACGTAAAGTATTTGCCAAGTATTTTCCAACGGATGCATTGGCGCAACAATATGAAAAGCAACCGCAAAAAATTGCTAATCGTGTATATGCAAGCCGCATGGGCAATGGGCCTGAAGAATCGGGTGATGGTTGGCGTTTTTGTGGGCGTGGATTAATACAGGTAACTGGGCGTGATAACTACAGCTGGTTCGCCGCTAGCCTACAGATTAGCCCGGAAGAAGCGTCCGAGTATATGGAAACCTTTGAAGGTGCAGCACAAAGTGCTTGCTGGTTTTGGGAATCAAATAATCTCAATCAGTGGGCGGATAAGCAGGATATTTTAACACTAACTAAGCGTATTAATGGCGGTACGATTGGTTTAGAGGATAGGAAAAAACATTACGAACATTGTTTACATGTCTTAGCACATTAATACGCTCTTTGCCAGGAGACTAATATGCGTAAAATATTAGCCTTTTTAGTACTGCTCGCAGCTACAGCTAGCTGGGCACAAAACACTAGTACACAGTCTACCACGAGTGGAACAACTACTAGCACTACCAACCCTATCAACCAAGGTGCTTATGACAGCAAAAGCCTTGTAGATACCAACAGTACTAGCAATAGTACAAGCAGCGTTACTACCAATAATGTTTCAACCAGTACTAGTAATAATATTAATACTAGTACAGTAAATAGTACTAGCACAAATACTAATAATAATGTTAATACTAGTACTGCAACTAGCACTAATGTTAATACAAATAATAATATACAAAGTGGTACAGTTACTAATAATAACAACAATGTTATGAGTGGTGCTGTAACTTATACAAATAATAATATAAATAGTGGCACCCAAACATTTAATAATAACAATACAAGTACTGCTACTAATACTAACATTAATCAAAATACAAGTTCCAGCACTAGCACTGCAACAAATATTAATACAAATAATAATATTAACACTGGTACTATGACATACAATAATAATAACTTGAGTACAACTAATAACGTTAATACAAATAATAATATTAATAGTGGCACTCAAACGTTTAATAATAACAATGTTTCTACAAGTTCATCTGTTTCCCAAAATATTAATACTAATAATTCTACTAGTGTAAACACTAACAATAATATTAATACTGGAACAATGAACTATAACAACAATAATGTAAATAATAGTACCAGTGTTAACACTAATAACAATATTAATACTGGTACTATGACCTATAATAACAATAACACCAACTCTACCACAAGTACTAATCAAAATACAAACTATAATGTGAGTGTTACAGATAATAAGAATACTAATGTTAATAACAGCACATCAAACAATACTAACATGAATATTCAAACTGGTGATATGACAAATCGTAATATCAACCAAACTACTGCAACAACAAATAATGTTAATGTAAACCAAAGCTCTAGCTATAGTAACAGCAATAGTAATAGTACACAAGTTATTAGTACAGATAATATAAACAAAAATGTTAATGAAACTAATATTACGCAGCGTGTAATTCAGCCACCGCCTACTGCAATAGCACCAGCAATGATGAGTGGAGGTGGACAGGATTTGTGTACTACAGGTTCGTCAGGTGCAGTACAAACACAGATTGTAGGTATGTCACTAGGCGGTACACAACGTGACTTAAACTGCGAAAGACTAAAGTTATCAAAAACCTTATTTGACATGGGCATGAAAGTAGCAGCAGTAGCTACAATGTGTCAAGACAGGCGAGTGTTTGAGGCAATGATGGCAGCAGGAACTCCTTGTCCTTACGAAGGTCAGATTGGTGATAAAGCTCGTGAGCTGTGGGCAACAAATCCAGGTAAAATACCACAATACGACTATAGAACAGAAACTGAGGTGCCTAAAGCACATAAACATGCAAGTTGGTTTCGATGAAAGATAAGTTAATAGTTTGGTCTATACTAGCTACATTAATGATTATAGCTATACTGCCTGGATTTTCCTATGGCCAAACGTCACCCAACACGCCCAGTGGTTATAGCATTGACAGTGTCACTGGTAATCTTATACTCAACGGGTCGGTGACATCGGCCACAGGTTGGTCCAGCACCACCGGTAGTCCAAGTTGGACACCAAATGGTGCACCATTGGGAAGTTTTGATCCTGCCGATGGATACACCTTTAGTTATATTCCAGAATCACTGGGACAGGCAGGAATTAGTCTTGGCAGTTTTAATCATGGATACTTAAATTCTAATGCTGTGTTTGTCACAGGATTTAGCTATGGGTTAACTTATCGGTTTCCTTGTGCTAATAGCATAGGCACTAACTGTGATGGCACTAGTAAAACTGCTGCTCCGGCCAATCCCACTCAAGACAACTTAAGAGTAGAAGTAGGATATTATCCTAGCACAGGTAGCCCTACATTTTATGTTCATCAACTTGGATTAAAAAATATAAATGATGGTAATCCTGCTTATAATCCAAATTGGCAAACACTAGCAGAAACAGTCACCTTTGCAGGTGCTAAACCATTGGCTCAGGCTGGCTCTGTGAACTATGAAATCATAGGTAGTGATGCCGGGGGTTGGGCTTGTTTGAATGGCCAGTGTTATGGTCCGCAAGTTAAAAATGCCTACATAAGGGCAAATTACAGTGTGGATCCCTGTATTCTTAACACTGCCTTTAGTCCCAACTGTCCAGGATTTAATAATGTTATTCAAGGAGTTCAAAGTCCCGTATATTGGCATAGTTACAACATAGCGCAACGTTTACCCCACATAGGAGGGGGTGTTCAACTGCATGGATTTGATTATGGATTTAACTGGTCAAACTTTGGCTCTTGCTATAACACATTTTTGTTTTGGTGTACCGATTGGCGTACAGATGGTGGCGGTACAGTAAACTTTAGGGTAACTGACAGCGCAAATAACATTCTGTATTCTGATAGCAGATACAGAGAAGGCAATAATGCCAGTGGTAGTTATAGTAATAGATTTCTTTTTACAGAAACTAGAAATAGTTTAGACATGGGCAACGTAAGTTGGTGGGTTAGTGGAAGTTGGAATAACTTTAGTGCAGCAGGTTGGACTAGACCTATATGGACTCCGGACCCTTGTTATTTCAATGGATTGTATAGTCCTAATTGTACAAACTTTAAAGAAACTTTAACAGAAGTTATTGCAGACATTAAAGCACAGCAAGAAAAGATTGCAGCTTTAAATTCTTCAAGTACATTAGTAACACCTACAGGGTCAGTTACTGTAACATTAAATGATGTTAATTCTATCAATCCATCAGTGACTGTTACTACTAATAACGAGACAACACAACAAAACAATAGGTCTGGTGTATCACAAACTCAAACTTTAGTATCTACAGAAATACCTGCAGTAGTTACAAGAAATGCTAATCAAAATGCAAGATCATTATTACAAGCACAACGTGTTATTGTTGAAGCTAATCAAACAGCTAGTTCATCTGTAAAAGAAGCTGAAAGTATTCCAAATAATAATGTTCAAACAAATATAGCTTCAAGTATGGGTACACAAGAAAATGAACAATCAAGTACAGCAAGTGTTCAAGTAAATAGAATAAACCAATCTAATATTACAAGTTCTATTGCTCAGCGATTTACTCAATCCACTCAACAAATAGCAACTACTAATAGAGAAGAGTTACCTATACAAACAATATCGGCTACGTCCATAACCATAGAATCAGCAGCACAAATACTAATGCCAAATGCTATGTTTAAATCAGTAGAACTAGCAGTTGCTTTACCAAACTTACCGCCTGTAAATCCAACAAGAATTCAAGAAGAAAAACAAGAACAATCACTTACATTTAGTAGTCAGGAACAACCATCAGTATTTGTACAACCAATTGCACCACCAGATATACAACAGGCATATGCCGCACCTTCTATCGTTACACTACCACTACAAGCACCAACAAATCTAATAGAAAGTCCGGTGCAAATACTATCTCAACCAGTTGCACCAGTGGCAGTAACAGAAGCGGAACAGCCGCAACAACAAATAAACTTTACTGCTGATAAGACCAATCCTATTAGTGATATTATTGAAAGTAAACCTGTAGTTGCAGAGCAAAGAACAGAAGCTAAGTTACCAGCAGTAAATGCTAGTGCTCAAAATAATGATGTTGCTGGCGGTGTTAGCATTAACAGTATAGCAGTTGTACCCGTAGGTTTCAACACCTATACCATAGCATTAGCAGACGCTAGTTTTTATCAGCCCAAGGAAATTTATCGTAATCAACGTACCATAGACAACAGACGCGCACTGCAAAACTTACGCAGTGATCAGCTGCACGAGCAGATGATGAGCCAACAGTGGAGGTAGCAGTGTTAACTATTGAAAATCCACAAGCATTATTGCATGTAATATTATTTATTATAGCTCTTTGGATACTAGCAACTAGTACTATTAAATCAGGAGACAGCGATGAGTGAGGAAAAAGTAAACTTAGATAAAAAAGTTGACGAACTAGAAGCTGCAGCTAAAAAATATGCTAGTAAAGACACTGTTATTAGTGTAGGTGGTTATGATTTTACTCCTGCTAAATTAATGGTTGCGGCCACACTATTAAGCAGCGTACTAGGTGCACTATATGGTGCTTTTGAGGTTTACAAAGACTATATTGGCATGAAGAAAAAGATTGCCGAGTATGTAGCGCCTGATTTTAGTGAGTTTGATAAGCGGCTGGCAGTTATAGAGGAAAACTCTACAAAAACTGCTAGGGCTGTGCAGGAAGGATCGGATAAAACTGCTGAATATACACGCGATATTAAAAATGATCTTAAGGGTGATATACGCAGACTTGAAAAGGTAGTTGAAGCAGTTGAATCTAGTAATAAGACACAGCAGCGTGAAATAGATAAAACTGTGCAGGAAATTAAGGTTGAAGTTCGTAGCATACAAAAAGCAGCAGATCAATCACTTAATGCTGCTACCAAAGAAATGAACAAGATGAGTGCAGATAATGCTAAGGCTATTGCTGCTAATAATCGTGAAGTAGATGCTAAACTTAAAGCCTTTGACAAGAAGATTAGTGAGGACTTAAAGAAAGCACTAGATAATCCACTGGCTAACAAATAGGCGACAAATGCGAATATTATTATTAACATTACTATTAACTAGTTGCAGTGATATGTACAGGTATCCTTGCCAAAATCCGGATAACTGGGAACATAAGGTTTGCAAGCGACCATATTGTAGTGCAAACGGAACTTGTCCTGAAGATTTAACACCATATGAAAAAGACCTTGCAACAAACACTAATAAACCCTCAACCTCAGTTCAAGCACCAAAGGATTGTAAATGATTAAAGATCTATGGGAAGGCCCGCGCTATACTGAAGACGAGCTAATGGCAAGGCTTAAATTTTTTATAGGTATGGTACTAGCACTAACACTATTTGGTATCGTATTTGTAGTACTCTATAGCCTAATATTTGTAACACAGCCTATGAATGGTATTAGCCCTGTAGATAACAAGTTTTTTGAATTGATTATTCCTATTGCTACTTTTTTAACCGGTACTCTTAGTGGTATTATGTTAGCCAGTGGTGACAAGGATGCTCAAAAAGCAGCCTTACAAGCTGCAAATAAAGGTTGGGATAAGACGCCAAGCCCACCACCTATGTCTACTCCTATGGTTACCCTAGGTAACAACGGTAGTATAAGCATAGCACCATCCACTGGTGGTAATCAAGTAACTGTTGGGTTTGGCGGTAAAGCCGCACCACCACAACAACCATTTCCAGAACTATAATAGGAAACTATATGACTAAAATTTTATTAGCACTTGTAGCTTCAGCATTATTACTGCAACCAGCACTAGCTGCTGATCCAGTTAAAAAAGAAGAAAAAGCACCAGCTAAAGTAGAAGCTAAAAAGGATGAGCCGGCTAAGAAAGAAGAAAAGGCTCCTGCTAAAAAAGAAGAAGTTAAAAAACAAAAATCTTGTATTGATAAAGTAAAGGACGGTAAACCTGTTATTGGTAAAGATGGTAAGCCAGAGCAGGTGTGCAAGGAAGTTAAAGTTCATGAAAAATTAGACGGACATAAAGTACCTGATAAAAAGTAACTTTAACTACTAGGATATAACATGGCCAAAAGCAGTGCTAAAAAATTACGCAGTGTACAACCTAATAATGTTGTTCCCCTGGAAATAGGCTTTGAAAACGTAAAACCACTAAACTACATTCAAGGCGAATATTTACGGGCCATTCATGAAAATAGTATAATCTTTGGTATAGGTAGCGCAGGCACTGGCAAGACCTATATAGCAGCAACATATGCGGCTGGTGAATTATTTCACCGCCGCGTTAAAAAGATTATATTAACTAGACCTAACATAGAAACTGGACGAGGATTAGGATTTCTACCAGGTACACTAGAAGAAAAATATGCACCATACCTAGAACCATTTGACCAAATCTTTACCAATAGCCTAGGACGCGGATTCTATGAATATGCACTAAATAAAAATCAAATAATACCTAAACCGCTAGGATTTATGCGTGGAACTACTTTTGAAGATTGCGTAGTCTTACTCGACGAAGCACAAAATGCTACTAGGGATGAGATGAAAATGATCTTGTCACGCATTGGAAAAAATTGTAAAATAATAGTTAGTGGCGATCAAGAGCAAAGCGATATTAGCAACAGCGGACTTCTAGACGCCACCCAACGACTTGAGGGTATTGAGGATATTAGTGTTGTTCGTTTTCGTGATGAAGATATTGTTCGCAGTAAACTATGTAAACAAATAATTTTAGCATATAAGTAAAGGAACAGCTATGGAAACTGTTACAGATGCCGTAGGTAAATTATGGTTTTTAGGTGCTGGAATAGTTGCCATAGCTGCCTATGCTGTTACAATCAAAGTTAGATTAGACTACTTAGAAAAAAATTATGACCGACAAATTACTGCACTTTGGGATCAAGTTAATAAACTCGTAAAAGACGTAAAACAGCATGGAAACTAAGTTAGCCACAATAATTTGCAGTGATGTTATTGGTTACAGCACACAAATGCAGCACGATGAAGCAGGTACATTGGCTAAACTAGACGCTTGTCGTGCAGTTATTGACCCACTAATAGGGGTGTATAAAGGCAGATTATTTAACACAGGCGGAGATAGTGTACTCATAGAGTTTGCCAGTGCAGTTGATGCTGTGCGCTTTGGCACTGAAATGCAGCATAGAATACAAAAGCTAAATAATGGATTACGTTGGCGTGTAGGTATGCATGTAGGTGAAGTATGGATTTATGGTACTAACTTAATGGGTGACGCAGTTAATCTAGCTGCTCGTACTGAAAGCTTAGCTGACTATGGCGGAGTAACAGTTACTGACGCCGTATACAGACTAGTTAATTCAAAAATAAAAGACCTTAAATTTATTAGTCGCGGTGTTCAAGAATTTAAGAATGTAGAGCCTATGGAGATCTGGAGTGTTGATATACCAGGTTGCGAGCCTAATCCACACTTAAATAAAACAACAAAAAAGCCTACGACAACTACTAAAAGTCATAATGAGTTAATTAGTGCAGTAGTTAATGATCAAGCAGCAAGAAATCGTACATTAAATGATGCTATAACTTTTAAACATGATGGTAGGTATGATGCGGCCACACGAGTATTAATGTGGAGAACCTATAAAGGTGACCAAAAAGCACTAGATGAATTAGTAAACCTACTACAAAAAGACGCTGTGCCTCAGCAACTTAAACCATACGTTTATGCTGTTTTTAGAGAAATACACCAAAAAGTAACTAGCGATGTTGCACTAAAAATAGTAGAGCTAGTTAAGTCAGACAGTCACAGTCTAGCTATGCAATTTTTGCGACATGCTGCTAGGGTTAATGAACTGGCAAGTCAAAAATTGGCTGCTATGGTTTTTGACGACCCACTAAGCAGTCAAAGTGAGATAGAAGGTGTTATAGGAGATCTCAAAGAAAGTGCTATGAAACGTAACGTGCCTGCTATGTTAAATCTAGCAAAATACTATACACAAACAGGTGATAAGAAAAACGCATTTCGTTGGTTATACGCAGCCCGTGCACAACATAATAGTGAGGCACAGAAATTATTAGAAGAACTTAACAAGACTATAAGTAGGAGTGATTTTAATAATTATAAAACTGATGCAGATGCACTAGTTGACGAAATCAAGTTTATTGATGATAATCGTATGAGACAATAGGAATTGTAATGGCTAAAACATATAAACCAACAAGTGGTATGGCTAGTGCTGCCAGGCGAGCACTAAAATGGAAAAGCGAAGGAAAAGCTGGTGGTACACTAGTTGGCTTAGCCAGAGCTAATCAACTAAAAGATCGTGACCCACTAAGTGCAAGTGTAGTCCTACGCATGTACAGCTTTTTTAGTCGTCATGAGGTAGATAAACGTGCTACTGGTTTTAACAGCGGTGAAGAAGGATTTCCCAGCAAAGGCCGTGTCGCTTGGGATCTTTGGGGTGGGGATGGTGGTTATAGCTGGAGTAGTGCTAAACGCAATCAAATCATGCGTGATCGTGAAGGTAAAGCACTACAATTAGTAAAGCTAACTGAAAAAGGTATGATCAGTGAACCATTGCGTATGATGGCAGCACAAGTGCTGGAAGATTATGCTAATCAAAATATCAGCGAAGACCTAGAAGCATTTGGTCAGTTTATGTATCATGCGGAACTGTTGCGTAACGATCACTTAGATATTTACCTGTTAGATCTATACCGTGTAGAACAACCTTATCGTGATATACTAGTTGAAGTATTTCACGAATTAGACAATATGCACGATCCTAATAATGTAGACGAAGAAGATAGTAACCTGGATACACCAGTATAATACGTTTTGAGATCGAATTAATAAATTATTAAAAAATAATGCTAATTTATGAGTAGTGAAATTAAAGATACAAGTTTGGTCATACAAACTGTATACAAACCAGAAGAAAATCTTGATTATATTAAAGATTGGTTAGTACATCATACAGCTATTGGGGTCAAACACTTTTATCTTTATGATAACGGTGGTGCGCATAATTATCCGGATCCTGATTACAATGTACCTTTACATTTAAACAAACACGGTACAGAATTTAAATATACCGTAGAACAGGCCAGAGAACTTGAAGCAAAAATTCTTAGGAATTTTCCAGTAACTAAAATTATGTGGCAAAATAGAGATGCTAATGGTCAATTAATGTACAATCAACCAGAATCAATTGTACATTTTAAAAATATAGTAAATACTGGCTTGTGTGCTTTTATTGATATTGATGAATTTATTATCAAACGAGAAGATTTTAGGCCTTGTAGACTATATCAAAGAAAGTTTAAATCTCGAGTTTATTATAATAGTGTGTATGATTGTCGCGATGTGTGGGACATTGAAGATGCTAGTAAATGGGGGCCAAAAGTAATTTTAGATATGGCTAATTTTCCTATTTTTACTCCAGGCTTACACGCACATGACATACATTTTAGATATTTAGATTTGCCTATATCACAATCGTGGTTTAATCATTACAACCACACACTAAAAACACATTGGTATTTGTTGAATGTACAAAAAAATGACCACAATTTAGGTCCAATGATACAAAATATTAAAGATACTACTGATACTACAGATATAGAAAAACATTTTAATTCTATATTTTGCCAAATAAATGATACAGGACTTATTAATTGAAAGAAATAGCTAACTTTTTCTGGCATGGCGATTTAACTCTGTATGAGTATAAATGTATTGAGTCGTTTGTTAAACATAACTTTATTGTTAATGTTTGGTCTTATTCTGATTTAGAATTGCCTGCTGGTGCTAACTTATGTAATGCTGAAGAAATATTACCCAAAGATCATTTAACTAAATATAAACAAAAACATTTTTTAGACGTTAATACACCTGATGGAGTAGAATATACTAGTTTGGCAGCATTTTCTGATGCATTTAGATTTACTTTACTAAATATACAACCTGGTTGGTGGTTTGATTGTGATGTTTTTTGTTTAAAAGATCAAAATAATTTTAGCGAATTAAAAACCAATAAAAACATAGTTGCAGGCTTGATGTATAATTCTAAAGATAATGTATTTGACTGTGGTTGTGGAGTAATTTATTTTAAGGACCAAACAGTTAGTCAATTATTTTATGATGAATTACAAGCAAGGTGTATACAAAACAATTACATTTTTTCTGGCTGGGCCCATATTGGACCACATTTAATACATACTGTAATTAAAGAAAATAACTTTGTTAAAGAACTTTTTCCCGAAGAATATTTTTATGCGATAACTTGGACAGATTTAGATTTAATTATTAATCCTGCTCGTATTTTAGAAGCAAAAGAACAAATAAAAAACGCATATTGCCTTCACCTGTGGAATAGCCAACTATCACAAGTTTATAATATAAAACATTCCCGACCTGAAGACAATCTTCTAGCGGAACTTTTCTTTAAAAATTAATAAATAACAATAAATATAATGAAATTTGATACTAAAAAGATTTTAATCACAGGTAGTTCGGGTTATATTGGCTCTCATTTAACAAAAATATTAATAGATAATAATAATATAACGGTTGATGGTTTAGATAACCGACAACCTTTAATTCCAGTAACTAATTTTTTTAATCAGAACATAATAGAAGATACAAATTGGAATATTAATGAAGAGTATGATTGTGTTATCCATCTTGCAGCAGAGGTTTCTGTTGGAAGAAGTGTGGAAACACCTCTATTATATTATAAAACAAATATTTTAGGAACACTAAATGTTCTTAAAAAAATAAAAACCAAAAGATTAGTTATAGCATCGACTGGTGCGGCAGACGGATTAAAAAGTCCTTATGGAATAAGTAAACGCGCCATGGAAGATATTGTTTTTGAATATTGTAAAGACAGCAATTTACCATTTACTATCTTTAGATTTTATAATGTTATAGGTAGTGATAATATTCAACCTACAAATCCAGATGGTTTATTTGCTTCATTAATTCAAGCAACAAAAACCGGAAAATTTATAATTTTTGGTAATGATTATAACACTATTGATGGAACTTGTATCCGTGATTATTCACATGTTAACGAAATATGTAATGCCATTATACAAGCTATTTACGAATCTACAAATAAAGTTGAAAATTTAGGGCACGGCATTGGAACAAGTGTTAAAGAAATTGTAAAATTATTTAAAAAGGTTAATAAATCTAATTTTACAATTATATATGGTCCAAGACGCAACGGAGATATAGAAGTCAGCGTTTTAGAAAATCCGTCAAGATTTATGAAAAAAATGTATTCAATGGAAGAACTTTTAAAGGTAAAATTGTGAAAAATGTATTAAAACAAACTTGGTGGGACGATAATTTAAATTCTAAAATGGATACGTTTTTGAATTGGATTGGATCATCTGATGCCGAATCTAAGGTTTATTTTAGAAATTTTTTAAAAACTAATAAAATTACTTTTGATAAATGTTTAGACGTTGGTTGTGGGCCAGCAACTGAATTTTTTGGTTTTAAAAATGATAACATCAACATAGAATATACAGGCGTTGATTCAAGTTTAGTGCTTAACGAGATTAATATTAAAAAAAGTATTCCAATGATTCAGGCAGAAGGACATTCAATTCCTGTTGATAATAATTCCTATGATTTAGTGTTTTCAAGACACGTATTAGAGCATCAGTTAGCATTTGAGCCTATTTTAGAAGAAATGATTCGAGTTTCTTCAAATTTAGCAACACACATATTTTTTATAAAACCAACTGATCTTCCTCAAGAATTTGTTGGGATAGAATTGCAACAAGAGAATTTGTACCACAATAGATATAACATTAAAGATATTGAAAATTTTTTAATGTCTAATAAAAAAGTTAAGAGCTTTGAGTGGAGAGAAATTAACGAGTTAGAAAATATTTTACTGGTATGGGTTAAAAATGGTGGATAAAAACTTTTTTAATCAATATGTTGAAGTGGGCTCAGTCTACAAGTGGTTCCAAAACAAAGAAAATCTAATATTTAACGTGCCAAAATTTTATTAGAATAGGAATCTAAAATTGTATTAAATCAAAGCCTTGCCAAAACAATCGACTATTTTAGAACTATAATATAAATAAAAAAGCCCAGTAGAGCAATCTACTGGGCTTTTTTGTTATTTAACAATTTCTAAATTAGGAGTAGTAGTCTCACCATCTGATTGTGGCAGTTGTGGCTGCGCTTGTTCTTGCATCTTTTTAATTAATGGATTAGCAATTTTTGCTGGAAGTTCTTGTAAACCTGCTAAAATTGCGTTTGCTTCTGCAAATGTAAAGGTAAAATTTAATTCTATATTTTCCATATTAATTTATTTTATAGGGCATGCGCCTGTTGAACAATCATCACCAATAATTTCATCAAAACTGTTGGCACTTTCTAGGTTAATTGGTTTTAAATTATAAACGTAATCTTTGAATGTTTGCTCATCTACAACTTCTTGTGGAAGATATAAATAGCCTAAATCTTGAGCTGTTTTAGTAGGATCAGTTCTATATATAAAACTAACACCTACATAACAATCCCAGTTGTTTAACAACCAGTCAATAATTTCTGATACTTCATTAGGATCGTAACTAATAGTTACACTAGTATTTTGTTGAGTCCAGCTAGTTTGTAGCAATTTATACCTATCTAGCTGTTGTACTGCACTTTCCAAGTTTACTTCTTTACCATTCTCTTTATGAAACGGCACATCTTTCCACTCTACCGGAAATGTTACTAGCACACCAGTAGGATCGGTAGGATGATTAATTACTTTGTAATTAGCATCACGTAATAGCGGAATCATAGGGTCATAAGTACTAAATTGTACATTGTTGAAAATGTACTTGCCTAGTGGCTTATGTACGCCTTCAGTGCAATCCATGATCTTACTTAGTGTTCCGCTCGGTTTAACGCAAGTAACATTCTTAGGACGTGGTAATCCTAGTTCATCTGCCATACTAGTAGCAGCAGCTGTAGCTGTGCGCTTAAGATATTCATAGTCATAACTATTCATATCAGGACGCATAGCAATGCCTGTTAAACCAACCCCGCAGAGACGTAGGAAATAGTTGTTAAGGTGCCATGCTTCTTGTAAGATCCCGTCTTTAAGGTTAACACAGGTTTGACGATAATTTGCCCTGGCAGCCAGTCTGATCGCAT